AATACCTCGTCCAATCGACTGTATAACTCTTGTAAAGCTCTTTCCGGGCTCCAAAAGAACCAAATTAAAAATCCTAGGAATATTAATACCCACAGCGGCCACACCGTAAGTCGCCACAATAATCTTATTGTCAACTGTCTTAATTTCATCATATTCTGCTTTTCTATCTTTAGTTTTAACTTCGCCCGATACAAATACTGCATCAGTTAATTTCTCTGCCATAGTTTTGCCAGACTCGATCCTATTGACTAAGACCAGTGTATTTCCCGTTTCTGAAATTCCCTGTATCAATGAGCACAAATAATTCATGCGAGTTGGATCAGTTACTAGATATTTCAGTTCTTCCGCATAACTACCGAACTCTTTCCATTCAGCGGTTTGTATAATATTGACATGGCAGTTACTAAGCACTCCGGCCTCTTGTAGAGTATGTGCAGCAACTCTATTAACTACCTCGCCCAAACTTGCACGGATGCTTTGGAACTCATGTTCGGCTTTGGGTATAGTGCCAGTCAATCCCCACCGAATTGGTGTCCTTGAAAGATTGCGAGTCAGTAGATTTTTTAACACTTCAGCTTTGGCCATATGCACTTCATCGACCATAACGCATTGTACATTATCCAATAACATTTCTAATCGAGCACACGCCGCTTCGTCCCAATTTTTAGAATTTTTATCTAGTATGTTCAAACTCTGCCAGGTACAAATTGTATGCGTCTTGTCTAGATCTTTCCTATCACCGTAATACACACCTACATCTAATTGACAGTTGACAAAATCCTCTTCAGTTTGTTCCACTAGACTTTTGTTTGGAACGATAGTTATAGTGCGTCCATACTTTTCACAAATCTTCGACAGCGTGGCAGTAGTAATAGTTTTACCAAATCCTGTGGCAATTTCTTGAATGCATTGAGGATTGGCTAAAAATTTATTGATAACATCCACTTGGTCATCGCGCAGCACAATCTTCTCTCCGGCAAATCTATGTCCTTCGGGCCATGTTTGGTCTCCCCAAAAGTCCTCAAAGATTTCAGGAAATTCTAAGGGCTCACTAGTTCGATGATCTTCTACTTCGATGTAAAAATTCTTGCTTTCTAGATATTCTAACACCGGACCTAGCATACTCATATAGGTAGTACCGCCTAATCCAAAGAAGCTGATGCTACCATCCCACCTACCTAGTTTATAGCTGGGCCTAAATCGAGCAGATGGATCCTCATATTTGAATTTTTTGACCAATGCCTTGCGTGTATCTAAGTCTAGATTTTCTATCTTAACATTGACTTCATCTTTAATAACAACTTTACATGTGGCCAAAATCTGATCCCTTTTGTTTTTCTAGTTCAAAGTATACTACATTTTGATGATTTTTTGCATATTCTCTTAGGGTATAATGGGCATTATTAAATCCAACATTCACCACGCTGTTGAATCGTATTCCAGATTCAATCAATGGTTTAGGTAACTTACCACTTACAAACACTACCTGTGTCTCTTCAGAAATAGGGTTATTTAATGAATGATTTTTAACAAAATCATTAAATTCTCTGCCGGTTTCGCTGCTTAATCTGAACAAAACACTCATTTTTTTATCGGTTATTCCTATATCACTTAGCACAGTATGTATTTGCTGTATCTTACGGTATTCGCTTCCGCCCGGAATGATAAACAACATTGGTCCTAAAAATCTCGCCATGTTTCCTAAACAACAGATGCCATTTCCATCCGCTGATAACTTAGTTGTAGCTCGATAATCTGATTTCAAGAATTCCCTAGTGGATTCATCGACATAATCGCTGTTTATAAAATCATCAATCGTTTCATCCCACATGGTAATACCATACTGTCTAGCAGCAAATACTGCTTCTAATATATTTCCAGTTTTGATTTCTGGCATAGTTTTAGGAGCGTTAGTAATAGCCAATCTCCCATCTCTAGCAGTCAACATGGGAATATGATTTTGAAGATTAGAAACAATTGGTTCTAACTGATCGGAGTAATTTTGAAATTCCATATCAATATCAGCACCAGTATTTTTAAAATGATCTGATAAGAATTTAATGTTTGGCTCATTCAAACAGAACGACCATGAAGACTTTTCCTTGCTCCATACCACAAGATTATCATGATTTTGATTTTTGAATTCTCTGATTTCTGCAATCATTTTCTCATCATAGGGAAAATTAACTTCGATAACTCGATGTAAGTATTCATCATCAACTATTTTAATAATTCGACTGTTCACTGATTTCCTAATTGTATTACGAAATTTTGGATTTTCTAAAAATGGCGTAACATCTTGTTTGGCGTGTAAGGAAAGAGATGAAGCATATCTTTTACATATTCTCAAAGCCAATGCCGACTGCTTTTCAGTGAAGCCGGTAAGATCGTGGATCTGTGTGTAGAAGCTGACAACAACACCCTTATCCCATGCGTTCACTGGCACACGATTGTGTATTAGAGATATGATTAAGTCTTCAATGTACATAGCACTATTATACACTCATAATGAGATATCTTCAAGACCCGCAGCCCTTAATTTGATAATATTGCTCAATTGCCATTGTTTGATGTCTAAGCCTTTGATGATGCCCAGCCATTGATTCCTCAACATGGCAAACTCGTTGATAACTTTTTCCATATCTACAACATCAGGCTCGCCTTCGGCAAACTTTTCGCAGTCTCTACTACTCAGCGCACGTTGATAGTTTTCTAGATATTTTCTAAAAGTTTTGGATTTGATTCGACGTAGTTCGATGTTAAGATATTCTAATACAGCTTCAATTTCTTGAAGCTGATTAAATCTCTGTTCAACGATTCCAGGCAAGGCGGCAGAAGCTTTTTCCACACTGCCGTGGATTTTAACTTCTCGCCGCGCAAGTTCTATTTCATTATAGTAATGATCTAGACAATCTGGAAGGTGTGCTATGTCCTTGCTGACTTTAGCATACCAGGACATTGTTAGTCCTCTTCTTCGTAGTAACCGTCGTCGTCTTCGTAATCATCGATTTCACCCTCATCGATGACCAATGCGATTGCTTCATCTAAGGATGAATCATAACCCACTAATGATTTCAGTACATCAGTTTCAACATCCTTACCTAATAAGAAATCTACAAAATGATTTGCAGCGGTGTCCTTATTTTTATCAGAGATATATTCTTTGAACACATCCCAGATTTCAATGATTAGATCTTCTTCCATTATGCTTCCTCTGTTTCTTCTATAGTTATTGGTGTTGCTGTTTCTTCCCACTCAGCCATAATTGTAGTTAGTCCATCTTTGTCATTACTGTTCCACGCTTTGCGGAATTGCTTGATGATTTCGCCATCCTTAGTTGTGTAAACAAGACTGTTGCCTTCTTTCTTCAACTTGCCTTTGGCTTCAAACAAATCAACTAAACCACTAAATGGGCTCATACCCGTCGAATATGGAATCTCAACTTGTACTGATTCAAAAGGTTTAGCATAGCGTGTTTTCATAATCTTACAGGCTGAACGAATACCATTTATGGTGGTAGTTTTGTTACCATCTTCGTCGGTCTTCAATTTCAATTTACGCATAGCAACTACAATAGAGCTAGCATAGATAAAACCTTGTCCACCTGAGATTTTGTCATCTGGATCAAACATGTCCTGACTTGCGTATGTGTGATTAGTACAAACTAAACCAACATTCCAGGAGCCAAACATGTTCACGCAGTTACGAACGAGACTTGTCAGTGCCTTGGGCTTGCGGCCCATATCACCCTTCATCTCGCCTGCTTCGAACTGATTCACATCAGTAGGAGTCAACAACATACCCAAACTATCAATGACAAAAAGAATCTTTGGACGAGATTCTTCTGGCATCAATTTGTATTCTTTCATGAATTCAGATATAGTTTTTGCTACATCATCGATCATGGCCATGTTAAGTTTTAGCAGTTTATCTTCATTAGTATCAACACCTAAATCAATCAACCATTTTTCGTCTAGCGCATTTTCGCTATCAACTAAGATAACAAATATACCCGCTTCTTGGGCATGTCGAATAATGTTTCCAGAACAGATATAACTCTTTCCAGCACCACTTTCGCCAGCGAACACCGTAACCTTACCTAAAGGAACTCCCCTAAAGAAGTCCCCCGAGATGAGATAGTTTAATGCATAGTTTCCGGTAGAAATCCAATCAGTTGGATCGTTAAATCCAATACCAAGTCCATCAATAGACTTAGTGATAGACTTCCGGAACTTGCTTATATCAAAAGCCTTTCCCATTGTCTATCTCCTAATTATTGAGCTTGCTGACGATTGCGAATCATTGCAATAATGTCTGCTGCACGTGAACCTGCTTCGCCTGCTGGTTTGGCTGCTTCTGATGCAACCACTTTAGCGGGTGTTGCTGCCGCAGGTTCAAAAGGGATATCGTCATCCTCAATTGGTGCTGCTACTGGAGCAGGACGAGCTGCTGGCGCTGCCGCTTCGTTACGTGCTTGGAAGTTACCTTTCATACCATCGGGTTTGTAGTATTGTCCCCAACGATCCATATCAAATGCTTCACCATCCACTGATGCTGTGAACATTTCTTTAATGCAGTTTAATTCTGCATCGTTAGGCTTCTTAGGAAGGAACGATTTCAAATCAAACAAACCATACTGCTTGACTGCTGCCAATTCGTCAGTAGTCAATGCACGTTCACGACGTGACCAGCTGGATGTTGTATAGTCAGCATAACCACCCTTAGATGTTTTTGCGATCTTGAAATCCAAGCCACGAACAAAGTCAGTGGGCATTTCTTCAATCTCATTATCCATCAGTGCATTCTTAACAATGTTAAAAATTTGGCTGCTCATGATAAAGCGACGGATTGGATTTTCAGGAACTTTGTCTTCCTGCATTTGTGAATTGATTACAAGTCCTTGGAACAAGTAACTTTTCTTTTTCCAGTACTTGCGACCCATATCTTCCAAAGATTTGTCTTTGAACCACGGACGGACTTCTGTCAATACTGGGCATTGCTCTCCCCACATTTCCATACAAGGAACCTGCACAGTAACGGGTTTGCTGTTGGTGTCACCTTTGACTCCGGCGAAGGGCAATTTGATCATTGCACGTTCAATCCAGAAAAAAGTATTGTTAGTATCTGCGTCTGGAAGGAAACGAACTGTTGCTGTTTGTCCCTCTGCAATGTTCCAATGGGCAAATATGCCATTGTCTCCACCGCCTGTGCCAGTATTTTGTTGTGAAGAAGCTTGTAGCTTCGCGCGAATTTCTGCTAAAGTTGCCATAATGTTTTTCCTTAATAAATGTTATATTATGCCTCTTCTTTCTAGCCAACTGACTAAAAAGAAAAATGTGTGCATACCATTAAGTATACACACATCTATTTATACCTGCAACCTAAAAAGGTGCAATAATTTGGGTTATTTTGCCAATCCGGACAGCTTCAAAATATCTGCAAATTCGGCGCTTTCTTGTTGTTGCTGTCTACGATTTGGACTAGCCATCGGCGGCTTGCCGTGTTGAGCATGTGATGGAACGCCTGCACTTTTTTGCAATTGGCGTAGTAATTCATCATCGCCGGGTGCAACTCGATCTAGCACTTTTTTACCAATCTCTCTAGCTTTGCTTAGGATACCTTCCTCTGCTGATGTCATAATATTGTTACCAGGAGCATGACCGTTAGTGGTCACATCACCGATGGCTTCTACCTTAGCGCCCATGTGACGCATGATTTCTCTAATACGCGCCAATCCATCGTCACCCACTGGTCCGTGGTCTCGTTCTTTACTTAATTTTTCCATAAACTGCAATGCCAGTTGTTCAGACATTTCGCCAGCTTGCTCGCCAAACTTTTCGGAAATTTCTTTCTTAACTTCTAAAGCAATATTTTCCTTGCCGTTGAATGCACCAACTTGCATGTTGTCTCTATTAAAGCGTCCACTGACTAGTTTGGCAATTTCTTCAAACATAGTGCCCTGTGGTTGCTCCGGCTCTTCTCCCGAATCTTCTTCACCTTGCTCAGGAGGAGCTGCTGCTGGATCTGCTTCAGGCTCTGGTGCAGGCTCTGCTGCTGGTTCTTGACCGGGCGGCTGTTCGGTGTCAGTCATTCCCATGCGTTGCATTAGTCCCGGATAGTTATGATCATCCTCAGCCCAAGATTTCAACACTTGGAATGGGTCTGCATTCTCATCGCCACTGGCAGCATCTTTTAATTTAGTCTGAAGATCCATGTTGTCTAAGCCATAGTCACTAAAGAACATGATAGCTTCGCTGCCATCCTGACCCAACTTCAATTCTGGCTTACCATCATCTCCCGTGGGTAATTTGGCAACTGCGTCAGCCAATTGTCCTATTTGGTCATCGGTGATCTCACCACTCTCTGTGGCGGTTGCCCATTCTTCAAAAGCATTAATGCTTTCTGCTGGAGACATTCCGCGCTGTGCCAATGCTCGAGCAGAATCCATGCCTGTACGATTTGGATTGTTTGGTTTGTTGAAGTTGGATGTTGTGTCTGGTTCAAACGGTGGTTCTTCACTACTACCTTCTTTTGGCAAGTCGCTGAGTTGATCAGGAATGTAATCCTCATCGTAATTTAAACGATATCGAATCTCTTTTGAACTCATTCCATTTTTCTTCATGTATTGAACCATTAAATCAATAAGTTCGTTTTCTTTGTCTGGACTGTATTTTATTCCATCACGCGCCATTTGTTGGCCAATTCCTAATCTATTCGTGTCTTCGTTAGATTCTTTGACAAATTCTTCGAGGTCAACGGTATTAGCCTCACCCATAATTCTGTGCAGTAATGGGAAGTAACCCGATAGTTCTTCTTGGAAACTAGTTTGTGTAAATTTGCTCTTGTAATCTTCCATGGTGACGGCATCCAATTCAGTCACTGCTGCATCTTGCGGCTCTTGGAATTCCGACATCCATTGTTGATAGTGATGACGCTTGCTCAACATGCCCACACGGTTCTTTAATTCTGACAGGTGTGCCATTGCACGCTCAGTGATGCCAGTTGCATCAGGATGTAGGGTTGCTGAGTTTACTTTACGATGAAATTCACCTAACTTGGCAATTTGTTCGCTCATGTCGATGATGGCCTTGCCTGCTGGATCATGAGGAGTACCGCCGTGGTCCACATGTTGTGCCATGGCAAACGCACCTGCCGGATGAATAAATGGATATTTGAATCTTTCGCCATCACAATTTTGAATAAAAATTGCTTTGATATTTTTACGCTGACTACGGGCGCCTGCGTATGTTTCGTCTACTGGATTTGCGTGGCGCACAATAACTTCAGTCTTGCCTTGAACAGCACGGCTAGTTTTACGTGAGCTTTTTTCGCTCCAACGGGATTCGTTCATAGTGGTCATTTCTGGTTCTTCCTTAGGGCCTTGTGTAGCGGCCAAATGTTGAAAATCGTTTTTATCGAGATTCGTTTTAGTTATGTCTCTTGTATCAAATCTAAGTTTTCTGCGCATGGCGAAAAATCTCATTTCACGCAAGAAACTGTACCAATATTTCTTAACAGGATCATCTTGATTTTCAGTGATACCTTGGCTGTAATATACTTTCAAGCTGCCTAGATCACCTAAGCTGATGCTGACTCGTCCTAAATTTGTGCCTTCTACAACAAAATCGAAATCAAAGTAGTAAGCACTCGAGGGGTCAATTGTAACACCACCTGCATCATCGCCCATTTCTAGGTTTGAGAAGCGGCTTCTGATCTTGTCAAAAAGATCCTGGGAGATAATTTTAATAGCGTCCATACTGTATTTAGTTAATTTGAGTCATTAGAACGGCGTGCTGATATATATGGGCATGGGCAAATCGTGCGCTTCTAATCCATCTTGATCCCGCATTTTATCGTAAACTGTTGGATCCCATTCCTGCAAAGTCATGATCATTCTCACGGCCAGCAGCATAGATGCCACTAGATCATCTGTATGTCCGGCTTTGGCTTTGAATGTAACACCCTCGCCTACGTAGGTTTTTAACTCGCTGATGAAGGATTTACTACGTATTTTGAGTTTTTTAGTTTCGATCATCTGCTTTAATTTTGCGCAGGCTGAGATTTTACTATTATGAGTAGTATTAAATCCTTTACGGAATCTTCTAACATGACCACGCTTCACTGGCTCGCTTAAAAACAAGCCAGCAAATGATTCTTCGCCCAATGCTTCGATAGCAATCAATGCGCTTTCTCCCAGGGTATTATTTTCCACACTGTAGTAAATGCTAGATGTTACACCCGCTGCTTGACATTTCCCCTCAATGTGATTCACTATATCTCTTAATATTCTAACCTGTGACTGCACTGGCGTTTGGTTATGATGCCACTCTGCTACTTGATCCATGCTAGGCACTTCTATCACTTCGATAGCAGCGTTATCTCCGCCAGTTCCCAAGCTGGGATCTAAGCTGACGATGTAGGTGCTTGAGGGATTGATCTTTTTATACCAACGTGCTTGGCCCATTTTCATAGTGGGCTCTTGACCCTCTAAGGCAATTAGACAAGATGAGCTGATAAGTGTTTCATCAAAGATTAAGAACTTGCATTCGTGCTCACGATCAAATCGATCTTCCCCCAATTGACTGCGCATTTCGCTAGCCCATTTTTCATCACGATCCGGATGTTGATTCCATATGGCCATATAGGGATAATACCCGTTTTTGCCTAACTTGGTGGTATTACCATACTCGTCAATACGCTTATTGGCTTCATTCCAAATTTGTGCAAACTGATCTTCGTCACTGTTTGGTGTACTGGTAATAATGGCCTTACCACCAGTTGCCAGTGTAGGAGCGATAGATGTCCAAAACTCTACAGCAATATTAGGTTCAACATAGGCAAACTCGTCACAGTATAGTAATGATACAGACATACCACGACCTGTTGTTTCAGTAGTTGTCTGCGCTACAATACGTGACCCATTCTCAAATTCGATACTTTGCTTGTTGTAGTTAATAACACCTGCCCGTATCCAGTCTGGGCAAGTCTCATACGCATACCTTAGACGCTGCATGATTTCCTGTGCGCCAGTGTATTTGTGGGCACAAATAAGTATTGTGCTGTCGGGCATAAACATCGCATACCATAACAAGTATCCCACAGCAGTAGTAGTCTTACCCATCTGCCTGCCTAACATGTTAACGCTATATCTGTTGGTGTGATAGCTGTGTAGCAGTTCTTCTTGATATCCGTATGCGTCGTATTTGATTCTACCTAGTGTGGCATGCTGTATAAAGAAAAAATTCTTTAAAAAATATTCAGGACCTGTAACAGGATCTTGACATTTCAATAGATCCTCAATGTCTTTTTCAGTCCACTTCTGAGTCGTGTTGGCTTTCTTAATTAGAACGCCGTCGAGATTTTTGTTTGCCATATCTTTATTTACTGAAAAAAATAGCCTCCGAAGAGGCTATTGGACAAATAGATCGTAAATTATTTGTACTTGTTGAATTTATCTTGAATTGGCTCAAGATCTTCCCCGTCACGTCCGGCCTTGGCCAAAGCCATCATACCTTTCTTGCCATACTTTTCATAACCTTAGCTGCACGGCTCATTGTCTTGCCCTCGCCTTCGCTAACGAATTTTTCGTATTCTGACATTAAAGATTCGTATGTAGCAACTGGCTGTGTGCGTACACGTGGACGGGCATCGTGATCTTTTGGAACATTGCCGCCACCTGCTGGATTCTTATCCATGTCTCCATGAGCTTGGAATGCACCGTAGTTTTCAGTTTCTGGATTTGGAGAATTATCGTAACTTTCGTCAGTCTCCTCTTCGTCTTTTTCTTTATCATGATCATCCATGTCGTGATCGCCGTCATTATCAAAGTCGCCGTGTGCTTTGCTTACATCATCGCCGCCCTCGTCATCCATTGGATTTAGCTTGTCGATCATGGAACGCATTGTATCGCCGCCGCTCATTGGCTCAACTTTAACTTCTGGCTCAGCAGTCATGATTTCAATGCCAGGTGCATCGCCCATTTCGCCCGGTGCATCTTGTTTAACACCTGCCAATTGCATAATGGTGGCTAGCATGTTTGCCAGTTCATCGCCGCTGCCTGCTGTAATGTTCATGCTAGCAGGTGTGCTTGGCTTTTCCATTCCACCCATGCTGCCCATCATGCCCATTGGTCCGCATTCTTTTATACCGGCGCTTTCTTTAATAACATTGGGGTTTGTTGAATCAAGTTCAGCCAAACGCTTCATTACGTCGATCATTTGCATAATTTTATTTCCTTGTATCGTTTTCGGCGCTTTGCATATAACTAGCAGGAGCAGTTTCTGGTATGATTTCGCCGCGTGCTCTGCGTTGCAATTTTAAGATATCGTTGAGTTCTTTGACAAACCCACTATTATATTTTGAACCGTAGTAGTCATCAAAATTTGCATTTGGTGCCTCTTTGTATTCACTGTCATTTAATAGTGCGCCTTCGCGTTTGGGTTCTTCACGCTGGTATTCTTCGCTAGGCATGCCAGGAGTTACTACTGCCAACATGGATGGATTGACTGCTAATCCTGAGCCCAAATACTCTTTCAATTCTTGTGGGGTAGTGGGATAGTTTACTGTGACTTCAAAAATAGAAACTTCGCAGTTTCTAATTTGTGGAAAGTCCAGAGGAAACTTTTGTACTGGCGTCACGCTTAACTTTTTAAAAGCATCTACTTGAAATTTCTCAAGCATAGTCTGTAATTTAGTTTCTTGATCGGCAGAGAAATCGCCTGCTACCTTGACACGAAAATTGTATTTTTTGTCAGCGATAGATTCTGATAGATATTCTTTAAAATTTTTCATGATACTTTATTTATCCAATTTCTTTAATCTTTCTAGGATACTATTGCGATCTGTTAGGATGTATCCCTGCCCTTCTACAGTATTTCCACTCTCTTGGTTACCGTTTTTCTTTTCAATTGCCAGCTTCTTCAGCTGTAGATCAACCATTTTCAACTTCTTGTCGATCTTGTTGGTCTTGGCAGCGATGGCAGCAGTCATCATCTGTGCTGCGATTTCAAACATCCTAGCGCCGTATTTTGGTTCTACATTCATGCCTAGATCCATTAAGTCATCGTAGGCCTGTTCGGCCTTGCTGGCAAGTCCGTCGAGCTCCATATCACTCATATCACCTAGTCCTTTTACTCTAGGCAATGCTGCTGCAATTTTATCAAATTCTTCCAGCTGATCCTGTAGAGCGATTATAGGAGTTGCGGCTGTTTCCTCAACCTTGGGTATTACTAGAGGGTCTTTGTCCTCAGGCAAGTCAAAAATTTCATTAAGTCGTTTGGTCATAAACTTACTTATTTCTTTCTTTTGGGATTGTGGTATATATCGGATTCATTTATGATACGAAATTTGATACCTTTTTCGCCGCACCATTTGCTGGCAGCAGACCATTTGGCTATATTCTTGACATACTGTGCTTGATTGTAGGGATTTTTTCCTACCTTTTCTATCAGCGTTTGATTGGCAGGCTTGATCTCAATCATCTCTACCATTTCTTTCTTGGACTTATCAATGTAAGTGATTAGAAAGTCCGGAATGTAAACTGTCTGCTTGCCAGTCAATGGATCCTTGTAGGGAATTTTCACCGGTTCGCTGGACCATTTTTTGACGCTTTCATTAGTATCACAGAAGTTCATGAAAGTGAATTCCCAGCTGCTTCTAAATCTAGGCTCGCCTAGTCCAACATATTTGTCGGGATTTTTTATTTTATAGACGCCTTGACTGAATTTTAAGCTCATGCTATGCTAGAACGTTTCTTGCCGCTACATCTTTAGGACTAAAAGCTAGAGAAAATCCTAAGAAACTAGTTTTATATCTGTTGTAATTTAATAGTGTAGTGGCAAATGCGCTGATTTCAACTGCATCATAACCGCCCAGTGTATCTAATACAGACATGGGGTTTAACCTATCTTTCTTTGACTGTGTCATGATGATGACTGCTATGGTCTGAGCAGCATTTTGTTCAAACCCTCTTGCGGTAAAAAATCCAGTTATGGCATTTAGTGTGCCTGAATGTAGCTCTATGGGATTGGCAAAATAGTTATTGAATGCCTGGACTGTTGCGTCAGACGATTTAATGTTGCCGTAGGGTATGTTGGTTAATGCTGTGGTCATGATTATGTTTAATTAGCTCTTGTTGGCAGTATAGCGTTTTCCATTGGTATTAGTACTGCTAGTATTATTATTTCTTGTACCCACGGCTAGGCCTAAAACTTTTGTATTTTTAATGGATTTAAATTCTGCCAGTGTTGCAGCAGCGGCTTGTGATTGGCTGAGATAAGTGCTTCCGGAGTAGTATCTATTATCAGTAACAATATCACCAAACTGATTCTTATAGGTAACCCTAACAGTAGTCACTAAATCTGTCGGTATCGGTACAGCAACACCTGTGGCTGTTGCAGTATATATTCTTCGACCGATGTCATCGAAAGTTTCCTGTTTCTCAATGGTTAATCCGTAAATATTAGTTGTCCCTAATTGTTGCTGTAATGTAAGGATTGCTTGCTGCACCGATACCTCCATCGATATCGTAGTTTTGGCCATAAATGATTTAGACTCACTCGTTGCGGCGGGTTTGCTATCGGACTGTATTTGTTCGGCCGATCTAGTGTCGACCATGACAACATAGGGTTTATCGGGGTTTTTATTATATGCCAATTCTTTTACTACAACTGCCTGCGCTGAGGCAAGTTCAGTATTGACTATAACCATTCTCTGTGATAGTAGTTCGCTAGCTGTTATTTTTTCTTGTGTTTTTCCAAGATCTATGATTTTATTCTCGATAGATGTTGTTAGATTTGTATATTCATCACCTGTTGCAGATTTTGACTTTAACAAAGTGACATAAGCATCGCCAATTTGACCTTTAATATTGCTCAATTCGAAACTGTTTAATACTATCGTGTTGTTTACCTTACTAATAGCAATATCAAAACTAGCGATAGCTTTTTCATACAGTGCCGGGGCTTTTTCCCCTGCTGCATAATATTTAAGGACAGCTTGATCTTCGGTCCATTTATATGTGTTTCCACTTTCTGGATCAATATACGATGCACCCGAGTATTTGTCGATAAAATCTTGTTTAGTTATCAAACCAGCATCTGGATTCGTTGGATCATATTTTTTAGCTAATCCTAGAAAAAATTCTCTAGCTGATGCTGTGTCGGGATACGCACCAACTTTATCGGCATATTCTGCTTGCAATAACTTTTTCTCAGTGAATAAATTAGAAGCGGCCTTCTGAAATAACGCTTTCTCAATAACCAGCTTTTCTATGTCCTCTATGTTTTTCAATCCAACATACTTAGCATCTTCCACTATATTACCCAAGGTTTGGTCAACCTGCCATGCTCGATACCGATCAGTCAACTCAGTTCTCTCACCATCGATCCTAGATTGTTCTGCTAATAAGACTGCTATCTCAACATTAGTTTGGGCCTTATCTAATGTTAAATTACCATAATTTTCTGTGATCTTACCAATTGCTTGGCTTACGGCAGCTTGCCGTTCCACCTTAACTAGATTCTCACTGGTTTGCAGATCTGCGGCAGCTTGACTTACGGATGAAATTCTTCCAGAATTAAGTGCGGCTAGATAGGTTTTTGTGGCAATTTCGTGATCCAAGAAAGGATTTGGAAGAGCGCTGGTGTCTAATGTATTTTCTTGCGCAACAACAGCACCATATTTCTGTATATAGTCTAGAGAATCCCTAGATATTTTAGCTGCGTAATCAGGGCCATAATCTTTTATTAATTGAGCTTGCTGGGTAAGAGACTCTTGATTTGCGACCAATAACTTGTTAATGGCATAGACTGATTCTTTTTGTCTATTAGCCGACTCTATGATAGCTATAGCACCTTCATTGGCTGTTACTGCATCGGCTTTAGCTTTTCCCAAAGCCACTGACTCGGAATCACCGAGGGCTCTAGCAGCTATGTATACAGGTGAAGAATATAACAAATTTGTATCAGTGGGATCGACTATTTTTTCGTTCCACTCGTTTATCGTGTTAAGTGCTTTTTCCGCAACTTTCAAATTATTCGATATTTGTGTTCCAATGGCATTTTTTTGTTCAGTTAGTGCATCTAATTCGGCATTGGTACGCTGGGCAAGTTCTCTCTCTTGTTGTGCTTGCCTAGCCCGTGTATCGGCAACTTCCTGAGCATACGCGGCTGCTTCTTGATCTAAAATAAATTTTCGATATTGATCCGGAGTCAGAGCATTCGGGGTAGTCGGGATATCTTCCAAATTGTTTTTTGAATACTGATTAGTGTATACTCCAATACCGTTTGAAAAATAATTCTCGAGATTCTGTGCAATTTCACCATTTCTAGAAGACACGGCGATTCCTACAGCAGCACCTAACATACTGTATCCTTCAGCGCTCAATTGCTGTTCAGTGATCTGTCCTGCGTTTTTAATCAATGTTGCGGCCTGTAGTGCAGCCGCTAGATAATCGCCCTGGGCTAATGATCCATTCTCTCCAAATACATCTTCGACTCCACCAATGAGGCCGCCGGGGCCAAACAGTGATTTTGATCCCTTACCTGCGATACTGAGAGGACTTGGCGATGTATCATAAAATGCTTCTGCGAATACCCCAGACTTACTACCCTTGCCTATCCTACCGTCGTTGTACAAAACATTTTCATAAACCAGCGACATTTTACTTCTCATGAGTTTGGTAGAGTCACTTTGTCCAACATCGTCGTGATCCCAGCTGGTAATTTTAGGATTGATTAAGGTTATTTGCGTGAACTTTTGTTGATGCAATACAAAAATATCGATACTTTTAAAAAACGGCACCGTTTGAAAATTATCTAGTCCGTAAGGGTAATTATGTTTCTTGTATTTGTTATCAGTGTATGCATCGGGAAAAATATTATTTTCCCTTGCTTTTATTCTTTTGCGTCCCGGAGACAACAGCCCACCAAACAATTTTTTTCCTAAACTCACTTGACTAGGCGTTGGTGCTACTGTGTCGTCCTTGCCGCCGTAAATACTATCTGTGTAATAATATCGATAATAATTTTTCCAAAGTCCATTAGTGATTTCACTATTATCATCATGGAATTCCATGGTCACTGGCTCGTAGGTCAACTTAGTTTGTACTTGTGTTTTCCTATTGTACTGATTTAGTTGTTCAGAAGTAATCTTGAACTTGGGCAATGATGTACTTTTGACCAGTAGTCCCACTGTGTTATACCCATTTTGTAGCCAGCTTCGATCCCTTACCACACCATCGTTGATGTTGAATGCTACAAAATATAAATGATTAAATTTTGGTGCTCGTGCATAGCCACCCTCAACATACAACTTAGATGCATGTTGGTAGTTTTTCATGTTTGGGCCGCCGTCTCCTGATAGACCACCGCCCACACTGCTTAAGAAATCATTAAAAGCCTGATTCATATGATTATTTATCCAACAAAAAACCGGGTAATTCCCGGTTTAATGTTTTAACGGAGTTGTTGATTAACCACCTAGTGCGAGTGTACGTATAGTGCGTCCAATATTCTCGCCTAGTCCGCTTGGGTTTCCTGATTGATCCATTTGCATTGCGTTATCGTAGCAGATTGTTAGCGCGATGTCTAACGGATCAGTTGCGCTACTATAGTCGCCGCCCTGATATGTTACCTGCTTGATCCAGCAACCTTCTAACTCAAATATTTCTAAAACTCCTACTGATGTAGCACCGTTGCCGCCGTCTAGGATTTCAATGATAGTTTTGAATTTATAGTCAATGCCAGATGCTGCACTTGCTTGTTCAAAGAAGTCGAATTGCTTCTGCATCTGTTCAGCAACTTTATGAGAAACTGCATTAGATACATCATCACGAAGGGTAAGTTTAATATCAGCAAAACTATGCTTGCCTGCTAACTTGACCGTGCTGTTATACACCGCTAGTTTGATTTCTTCAAAACTAATTTCAGGACGTGTTACATTCATAACCTGTTTGGTTAGTTCTGTACTTGGTGTTCCTGCCACACCAAAACCTGTTAAAGTAACGCGGAAGCGAAACTTTAATTTTGGCATTAACAATCCCTGGGAACTGGATCCCTGATTGGATGATAATGGAACTGTAAAATTACTTAAACTTGAAACTGGCATTTAAATGCTCCCTTGATTAATTAGTTGAACCTGGGAAACCTGCTCCCAAATTACCAGATGCTATTGCGCCTGTGTTAAGTATGCGCAATGGAATGTAAATGAATTCCACTGCCTTAACTGGCTCAATAGCAATATCCACGTATAACTCGCTTCTATCAATTCTTGCAGGAGTATTGTTTGAAGTGTCGCATACTACAACGAAGTCATTTAGTGCTCGTTGACCAACTAGCTCTAATAGTAGACTTTCAACGGCACCACGTATTTCATTACGAGTTGCTGTGTCGTTAGGTTCGAACAAGTATGGTTTAGCCAATACGTTTAGTTGTCTGCGTAGATATGCTACTAGTCTAGAAACATTGATTCTATCTAATGCACTTGCACCAGCTGACCTTGTGTACTGACCCATGTTAATTGTTCCAACACCCACCATAGTAGATAGTGGATTTAATTTAACCTGTGAGCATACATCTCTTAAACCTTGATATAAACTTACTTTTTGGAATTCACCCATGTCATTGATATAGCCTACAGATGTTGCATTGATAATGCCACCTCTACGGATACCTGCCGGAGCAAACCATTCGTAGCTTAGACTGTCACTATTGATCATAGTGCTCAACATCATGTGACTTGGAGGAACAACAATGTTCTTTCCAGTGTTGTCATTTGTGAAACCGCTTGGATAGAATAATGCCAAATAACTGTCGGCAGTGACAGTGCCAATATCTCCATTGTCTAATGCATTGTTTGAATTGTTTGACCATGCACTTAATGCAGTACCTGTTGGTGATAATCTAAACGGTGTATCTCCAATAACAAATGCTGTCTGTCCAATGTCTGTATTGAAATTGACCATGTTAGCGATCGCCTCTGGATATCCAGGGCAAGCAATTAGATTAAATCTCAGTGTTTCAGTATCACGGATAGCACTATTAGTATCAATTAATGACTTGAATGCTGCGATAATCTGAGCACGTTGAGAATAACGACCAAAATTGCCTGATCCGTCTTCTTTACGGTTGTGGACAGATACCCAACGATCTGCAAAATATCCACTCATGCTCGCATCGCCCATGCGTGGGTTAGTGGCCATTTTATCAATATATGATCTATGATACTGCTTGACGTTGTTACCGCTACGGCGTGTATTCCATAAGCGTGTACCACGTGGATATAGTGCAGGATCGGGAGCATCTGGATCTACATAATTGTATGTTAACAATTTTTTCGTAGAATCAGGAACTATATCATCACCTGCACCACTCCATCGAGCATCTGCAAATACCCATCCATTTGGACTATGGTTATCAGTTGGATCCTGTTTAACCCATTCGTTTGTGACACCGTCCCATACATAAATGTCCTGACCATAATTGTCTGCGTTTTCTGTGCTGATCCAAATATCACCAGTTACTAGATCGGTGCCATCACTCTGTCCACCAATCTTTGGCGGAGCAGTTGCGGAGATAATAGGTCCGTTTGGATCAGCAGCAGGAAATTGATTCCTATAGCCAACCCACTTGCTGCCGTCGTGATACATGATATCCACTGATTTTATATCGCTGTCGAACCACAGTCTTCCATCAGCTGGGGTCGTTGATGGTGTAGTTCCAGTTGAATGATAGTCTAACGGCATCCAGCTAGATGCAATAAAATCAAACGCTCGGCCACTGTAGTCAGCTTTAGGTGCAGTATAGAGATTTGTAATACCGCTGGACATCTCCGTTGCTGGGTCATATGTGTGAGCACTGAATCCCAATGCTGTAAATGTTCCTGGACCTGTTCCCGCAGCCAATTCAAAATCACCGCCTGTTTTATGTTTGATTGTCAATTCTTTAGTAACAGCATCAAATGATCCAGTCACGTTAGTGAGTCCAGCTGCGCTCAATGCTGCTGGAACGCCAGCAGCTATTGGGTTTAATGGATCAGCAGCTACAGTCACTAGTTTTGTAGTACCCCATGCATTGCTGCCTTTGACTGTTTCTCTGATATAGAATGTTGACGCTGTACTAGAGCTGATAGTGTTTGATGCAGCACCAGTGATACTGGTAGATCCTGCTCCATTATATCTCCAAACACGGAACTCTGCGGCAGCATTTGTGGCAGTGGTGATTCCGTAGTGATCGGGATCCGATTCTACGAATAGTGTGCCAGTTGCAATGTTTGCGCCGCCGCCAGCAGAATCATATGAGTAAAGGGCTTGTACGGTGCTGTTATAAATTGGTGCTAGTTTCGTAGTCCATGATTTAGTACCACCATTATAGAATTTTACAGTCCAATTTGCTCCATTGCCGGGACTAGTTGTTTTAATCCAAACACTGCCAGTTTTTGCAGAAGTTCCACTTGCAGTGAAATCTGGGTAGTCAGTGTGTGCGGACATTTTTACCTGTTTGCCGCCATCAAATCCGCCCTCAACTGCTACCCAAGAATTTGTTCCTGCTGTAGTTTTATAATAGACTGCGTTGGGTGTTGAGTCCCAGCCGTTGTATTTTGTTACAACTACTGCATAATCGCCTTGTTGACCAAATGCATCTGCTGGAGCTGTAGCAAGAGCATTCATCGCTGTATCCATATTATCATCATTGATAATTAGTGGAGTTGCTAGCGTAAATTGGCTAGTTGCAGTGGACCAAACATTGATTCCAAACTTGCTTTGACTAGGAACGATCCAGTAAGCACCTGCTTCTGGTGTACCTGTAGGAATCACCGATGTTGGAACCAATTGTGCCAAGTCTACATCGGCACGTGTTACATACGCACGTGAACTAATGCCTAGCAGACTATAAGCAGCTTGTAAGCCGTATTCGTTTCTTTCGTCGCCGTGTATTGGATTTCCGGAATTGTCTGCTTGGAAAGTTGGACTTCCGAAAGTATTTGTTAAGTCTCGTTGACTTGTGATTACATACACAGATCCCGCATTGGCTTTTAGCGTACCTTGTGCAGTACCAGTCGCGGATGCATTGGATTTATTTTCAGCCGACGCAATGAAAATAAGCGGTGTGCTTCCAGGCGCAGCAGGAGTATAAAAACTCTCGTCGATAACTTTAACTTGAATTCCTGGTGAACTTAAATTTGCCATGAGTAAAATCTCCTTAATGGATTACTTTGTTTTATTTAGCAGTATACCCAAAAAAATAGCGGTTAAATACTGGTATGAAAAGGTACCAAAAAGGGCGGATATGAGAAAATTATGTAAAGAATGTGGACAGAGACCGGCAGCTATTAACTACTATAAGGAAGGACTGCCTTTTTATAGGTCCAAATGCGACCATTGTAGCAAGGGTAGAAAAGAAACAAGGCCCCTATGGGCCTTGGCTGGATACAAGAAAAAATTAACTTGTGAAAAGTGCAGTTTTACTTCGAAATTTCCCGAGCAGTTTAATGTGTTTTACATCGACGGCAATTTAACAAACCACCGTCATTCAAATCTAAAGACGATATGTGCCAACTGTCAACGCACATTACACAAGGATGGCGTCAAGTGGCGGCAAGGGGATTTGGTACCAGACTTATAACTTGGGCATATAGGTCATCAATGCTATGATTATTGTCTAATATCGCATCAAATTTAGTACCAACCCAAGCAGTTTCACTGGCGTGTATTTTGAGTTGTTCTAATTTCTTCTTACTTAGGGACCAGGAAGTGTTACCTTGTTCACCTTTATTCGCACTTAATGCCGCATCATACCATTTGGGCTCCGGCCCACGTATTACGCGAACTACTATTCCACCAGCATTTTTAATGGATTTAATCTCATTAGGAAAGCGACAATCACTAATAACAATATCGTCTTTGCTGTTACGCAATTTGTTTTCTAAACTGGCAATCCAGATATCATCGTGGAATCCTTTGCGACAAACCTCTGTACCCCAATTTTGTAGCACCCAACGTGGAGTTAGTTCAGGTATTCCCAATCGTTCACTCCACCACAGGTCCAATTGTTCTCGCCATTCACGAGCTTGTTTAGTACGCCCTTCTAACATGGTCCTATCCCAACCAAATACATGCGCCACTGCATCTTTGAGACTATTAGCAAAACTCTCTCGTCTAAAACCGTGAAAGTTAGTTAGATAGTCTGCCACAGTATCTTTTCCCGAACCAATAAACCCACAAACTCCGATAATCATAATCTCTCCTGAACAGTATTAGTTTATTACAATCAAATTACAGTGTCAAGGATTTAATTTTAATAAATCTTCCAAGAAGCAATAATCATCAAAATGACAAGTTTTAGTATCTACTAAACAATGAAACGATGGATCGTTTAATCTAACCCAATATTCCATAGCCCATCTGTAACTTGGACCGCCGGGATGAAATACTGGGTCTGACATGTAATGCTGTGATTGGGTTGGGTCAGGTAGAGTTCGAATATGACTAGATTTTGACCACCAAAAATTACCGCTGGTCATGAGTCTTTCAGTCTCCGGAGTGGCATCTCTAATACCCACTACATCTGAATGGGATAAATTTACGATAGCTTTGGGCCATTTAGTAATAAAATAATGGTTTAGAATATCTCGCCAATTTGCTACAGGTGCGGATGAACTAATTACTCCTTTACCGTGAATGTAGAGCACATCTACATCGACATCATTGCACCTATCCCATAATAGTTTTAGCGTCTGACCCTCACATAAATTAGGTTCCCCACTGTCACGAATGTCTAATATGCTAACAAATGGATATCTTAGATTTATATATTCTCTGACTTTGTGTTCAAAACTAATTTCAGCAGTTATCTCTTTGTTTTTTCTAAAAGTTAATGAGGGTGAATGAATAAATGCCCAATGCTTGGGCATTGTAATGGCCATGTTAATTTTAGCAATAGATGACAACTGACTATCTCTTATCAAAGATAATTGCAAATCTATCAACCAGGGCCAATGAGCTGCCCTTATATCTGAAGGGATTAATACATGATAGAATACTTCAATTTGACGCATAGATAAAGTCTACAGGATCTTTGCCTGTAAGTCAACCTTTATCCAGTTACCCAGGTTAGCGGTGTTCCGCCCTCTTTGTAATTGATTAGATCTTGCTCTAAAATTTCCATTTCAGCTTTGCCTTCGGTTTTCAAGGTGGTGCCATTTAACTGTGTTCCGCCTTGTGGGCTAGCAATAGTCCCAAATTTCTCCCTTGCTTCGCCTAGGATTACCTTAGCATTGGCCAAAGCATAATCTTTGATCCACTGTCCGGCATACATATCATCCAACAGATTAAAATCTGGACGATAGTTGTACATCCAAACTAGCACTTCTTCACCCGCTCTAGGGCGTTGCATTATATTCAATACTTTACTGGTTTTATTGTAAGTGAAATTGATCTCACCGCCAAACATTTTTCCGACTTGTTTTTGATAGCTGGCAAATGCATAATAAGTTGCAAGGCCGCCCATATTAGTAGAAGCTAACAAATATGTATTACTATAGGCTAGGTTAAATGGCTCGAACAAACTGCCGCCGTCTCCCCCACCAGTTCTGCTGCCAATGCTTCTGCGAAATAGCTGTCTAACTTCGACAACTTCTTTGGGCATTACATATTCATTATTATCGGTGTTTAGGGTCAAAAATCCAAAACTTTCCTCTACAGCATTGCTACTGCGTTGGCGATATTTTGCTAGTGACTTATCAATAGCAACATTGTAATGAACTGGGTCTAATTCCACGTCAATCATGCCAGACCCTAGCATGGTTTTAACATATTCTACGATTATTTGTCGGGCGGTTTCGGTATCAGTCATACGATTATTTAGTTAAATACAAGTACTATGCCAAGACTCAGTTTATACAAACCCGAAAAGGGCAATGATTTTAAATTCATAGATAGAATAATCGGTGAACAATTCCAAGTTGGCGGCACTGATATATATGTCCACAAATATTTAGGTCCAGTTAGCCCAGACGAAGTTGGGGGAGAAGCCTCACCTGCTCAACCTAATACTAGCGGAAATACTGTTCCAGAATTAGGTATCCAAGATGTATTATTGATGGAGAATCGAGATAGGAAATATGATCCCGATGTGTACATAATTCGTGGAATTTATACCATGCAGGATTTAGATTTCAATCTCACACAGTTTGGCATAATGCTGAATAACGATAATATCATGATGCATTTCCATATAAAAACTAGTGTTGATGCACTCAGTCGAAAACTCATGGCTGGAGATGTGTTGGAGTTGCCACACTTGCAAGATGACTATGGATTAGATCAGAATAATATTACAGCTCTAAAAAGATTTTATGTAGTACAGGAAGTAACTAGGCCGGCAGCGGGATTTAGCCCTACTTGGTATCCTCATTTATTAAAAGCAAAATGTTCACCACTAGTTGATAGCCAAGAATTTGCAGAGATTCTAGATGTTGATAGCGGTAACGGAGATGGAAGCACACTCAGAGATTTACTCAGTACCTATTCTAAAAGTATTGAGATTAATAATCAGGTCATCGCACAGGCAGAGCTGGATGCACCAAAAAGCGGATATGATACCACAGGATATTATGTGTTACCTTTAAAAGATGACGGGCTGATGAATATTGCTGATGTATCTGATGATAGAATGGATGTTAGCATTGACAATGCCACATTCGATGCCAGTATTGTATTACAAAGTCCTTCTAGAGATTTATATGTAGGCTATCTAACTGGTGACGGGATACCTGCAAATGGTTCTCCGTTCAGTCAAGGTATTACGTTTCCACCAAGCCCTTTGAACGGACAGTTTTATTTGCGTACTGACTACTTGCCTAATAGACTATTCAGATATGAAGGCACACACTGGAAAATGTTTGAACAAAATGTTAGGATGACCATGGATAACACCGGTGCTAATGACTATGCTGCAATAACAATGGGTGCCCAGGTTAGAAAAACTCAAAAAACTGGCTTCATTAACAATAATACAACATCAACAGTGGGCGGTAAGATTATAAATGAACGCCAAGCATTGAGCAAAGCCTTAAAACCCAACGCGGACAACTAATATGAGTGATTATTTTTACGACGGTCAAATAAGAAGGTACGTGACTCAGTTTATACGAGTCATGAGTAACTTTAGCTACAAGGACGGCAAGGGAAACTTAATACAAATTCCAGTTAGGTACGGAGATCTCAGTAGACAGACTGCACAAATATTGAAGAAAGGCAGCGAAAATGTCCTATCGTCTGCACCATTTATTGCCTGTTATATAAAAGATTTTAGATACGATCGTTCTAGATTACAAGATCCTACTTTTGTCAGTAAGGTTCAGATAAGAGAACGCGATGTTGATGCCAACGGAAATTTACTTAATACACAGGGCGGCAATTATACTGTAGAGCGTATCATGCCTAGTCCATATAAAATAACATTCTCTGCAGATATATGGACCATGAACAGCGATCAAAAATTTCAGATAGTAGAACAGATTGCTTATATTTTTAATCCTGCTTTAGATCTACAGACTACTGACAACTATATCGACTGGACCAGTTTAAGTATGCTGTCGCTGACAGATCAGGGTCAGTGGAGTACTAGGACTGTTCCGCAAGGCATGGATGAAAACTTGGAAATTGCCAGCCTAATATTTGAGGCTCCAGTTTGGATCACACCGCCGGCCAAGGTCAAACAGATGAATGTGATCACTAAAATTATCACTAATGTGTTTTTACCCATCACTACTGACACTGCTCTCGATGATTTAAAATCTGGATATGCTGCCCAAATATTTACTGAGCCAACTACTGAAGTAGTGGTCACTCTTAATAACTTTAATTTGCTGGTATTGAACGGTGTTGCAAAGTTAGAAGCGTTATCGTATGAGTCACAGGGGGATGATGTCAATCAACCACCAGTATCTTGGTTGGCTATTTTAGATAGATATCCAGGAAAATTCACTGCCGGATTAAGCCAGTTACGGTTAACTACACCTAACGGTAATGAAATCGTCGCATTTATGAGACTTGACCCAAACAACGAAACGCAAATGATGTTGACCTTCGATGTTGATACTATTCCCGGCAATGATGTAATTAATGGCCGTGGCACGGTTGATGCTATCATTAACCCAGACACATTCAATCCATCTGGTAAAGTCAGCGGCACAAGATATCTAATATTGGAAGACATAAATCCGGATCATGCATTACCCAACTACAGTGGGCCTACTGCTTGGAAAAATAGTACCGGTACTGACTTCATTGCTTATGCTAACGATATTATTGAATACAACGGAACTGATTGGTCTGTAATATTCAGTTCTTCATCAGTTGACACAACAACCTACATAACTAATTCATATACAGGTATCCAGTATAAGTGGGATAACGGAAATTGGAGTAAGAGTTTTGAAGGATTGTATAGTAATTGGTCATGGCGTTTAGTCCTATAAATCAAATCATTTGCAGTGGCGGATTATTTTTAGCCGAAGATACCCGCAGATTTTTACTGCTGATGCGTACACACGAAAAAACTTTAGGCACTTGGGGACTAGTGGGCGGCAAAAAAGAACCCACTGATACTACTGTAGTAGATTCACTGTATCGAGAAATTCAGGAAGAAGTTGGTGCTACACCTAAAATAAAAAAGGTCATTCCCCTAGAACTCTTTATATCCAATGACAATAATTTCCAGTACAATACCTATGTTCTAATCGTGGAAAAAGAGTTTATCCCTGTATTAAATTTTGAACATAGCGGATACGCATGGTGTAATTATGACTGCTGGCCCAAACCACTTCATCAGGGCGTAAAAAATAGCCTTAACAATAAAGTCGTCAAGGCTAAATTAGAAGTTTTATTAGATATTTTTAAAACTAATTAGACAGTTTCAGCCGGGGGCGCCCATGGCAGAGCAGCATCAGAAATGCTATTATACTGAGCATCAAGCTTCTGATGTATTTGCTCCATAATATGATCAGCATACGAACCAACCACTTGGTCCTTGATCCAACCTAATACATCAGCTTCTTGTAAATCTGCAAATTCGATGAATCCAGATTGTCCCGATGTAGTAAATGGTGTTGCCCCATCAAATATCCCCGTTTTATTTTGACTATCTGTGCCGATGACATTCCAGTAGGTTTGCACCACCGCATTATTATAACTGCCTTCTTTCTTGGTACTAAGGCTTTTGATTCTCCAAGTAAATGTAATCTCAGTAGGTGTGCCGTCTGTATAGACTACTCCTACTCGTTCTGGAATGGATGTTGACATTGTTATTCTCCTAACTTTATTTATTGCCCTTGAGCATATTTAATTCTGCTTTTAATTCATCAAGTTCTTTCTTAAGATCTTTTATAGCCTCGATGAAAATTCCTGCCATATTACCGTAGTTAACGCTGTATTCATCAGTGTGCTCAGAATGTTTTACAGCTTCTGGCAATACTTCTAATACTTCCTGTGCGATAACCCCTATATCTCTTCGACCAATGTCTTCAGGTTCAGGGTCAATTCTATTATAGTAGACTCCCCTAAGTTGCAGCACTTTACCCAAGGCGTTGTCAATAGTGGCAATATTAGTTTTTTTACGCCTATCTGAGTAAGCGTATATGTTCTGCGTACAATAGAGTGTTCCTCCAACAGATACTGAATAGGAACCATTTATCAATCCTCCAGTATCAGAATTCAAAGATATCCGTCTTATGCCGCCGGCATCCGCACCATTTGCATATATCGCCCAATGGCTACCGCCGCCGCGTAGAGCAAATTCTGGACCTGTACTTTGCTTAATAAAAGATGCATCATATGCAGAAGCATTTCCGCCAATTACGTACCCATCCCAACCAAATAAACCAGGTCCAAAAGTTGCAACAGTACCGAATGAAGATACGTTTACAGTCGATTTATTAAATGAGTAGCTCGCATCAAATATACCGCGACCCGGTGTGAGATTAAGTCGGCCGCTTTGATTTGCGGTTATATTATCGCCAGTTAGTGTGATACCGTTTTTAAATTCTGCTGCACCGAGTCTAGTAACACCGGAGGCTATGAGGCTGAGGAGGAAATTGGAATCATTCAGTCCAGTTACAGTATCGTGCCAGGCGGCGGCACCGGACGAGCCAAATATCTTTTTAGCGCCTAAATATATACAAACTGCTGTACTGCCTTGATATGCTGATTGATAAGTAGGTGAAGTTCCAGATAATGATACTTCATCAAATCTAAAACTCTGAAGATCGCTAGGACTAGTTGTTATTGGAGGGTTGGCCGGAGCATAGTAAGGACCAATGCCGCCTTGATTATTGCCATTCCATGGCATTATGAACTTGGCTTGATTATTGTCGCCACCGGTGATCCAGTAAGAACCAGCTTTTATTTGGTTAAATGTTGGAGTATTGGTTAATGTTATGCTACTAAATGTTGGGCTGTCAGTGGTTCTTAAATTTTGATTTAAATTGGCTGCGTATACGTGCGTGGTCGAATTTAATATTTGTGTCCACTTGGACCAAGGAGCAGCACCATTATCACGCAAGGTCCTAAAGTGTAGTCCAACTGCTTGATCGTTGGCTGCACCGCCGGATATCAGATACGCTGCAATTTCTGCTGCACCATTACTGCCGGCGCCAAATCCAACTGCTGCATAGTACGGAGTGGTCGATCCAGTGGGACCCAATGCACTAGTTGCACTTTTCCAAGTATATAAGCCCTCTCTATATACGGTTCTATTTCCGGCCGGCAACCCAGAATCACCTATACTTGTTCCAATATTGGCATCTGTAGTGCTAGGGAATATCCATTCAGCAGATCCCAATCTAGGTAGTGCAGGCACGCGAGTATCGGGAGGGCCTACGACGCCAGAACTAGCAGCGGTAGGTGTACCTGATAGGTATCCAGAGATAGACCCATAAGTCTTTAGATTTAACAGCGTCGACGTTCCACTAGGGGATATACTGTAACGAGTATCGGCATAATCATAAAGCGTTTGAGCGTATATTGTATATCCCTGTGACTGATTTGTTGCGCCCACAGTAAAAACTTCTGCCCAAGATTTCCAAGAGGTATTATTTTTTACCCTAAAAAACATTCTAGTATAATCACGAGCATCCGCACTGGTCATTGGCAGTGCGATTTGACTACTATAATCTGGACCATTAGGAGCTGATCCTCCGCGATGGGCAGCTTGATACAGTGTATACCAGTTATTAGTCGATGCCGGTGTATTGGCATTTGCGTAAAAAGATCCCGAATAAGATGCATAGCTCAATGTTGCGGTGTTGAAATCTCTTAAAGGGTCACCAATTCCCCCTAAGGAAGTATGCACATACGTGAATGTATTTGCGTAATCATCCAACGGACCTTTTGTCAATACATCAAACAACCCGCCAATTGGACCAACCTGTAGTGCATTTAAATAGGATGTTTGTCCCTGTTGTATAAAAAAGGTTTGATCTGCACCTACCTGTAGATATTTTGGAGCATACACATTGGCCGCAAATGTTGCTGTGCTGGTTGCAGTGGCAATGCTGAATGACGCTGTACTTCCGTTGAGTATGCTAAATTGACCTTGATTAACACCGCCAGTAGTCGGTTGTACAACAATATTCCATTGGCCTAAAATATTTCCAGTTCCAGAAAGATCGGTGGCCATCGAAACCATGGCAATACCATCGGCTGCCCTAGGTAGTCTAATATTCTCATTATAACTGCTGCCGCCCGTATTGACAACCTGTACCAATCCAAATGCTTTCAAATTGGTGATTACGGTGCCGGTGGCAGGTTTAACATAATATCTAGGATCATCGTTATCGTACCATGTTCCGCCAATATATACTGAAGCAGTTGTTTGGGGAATTATTTTGATCGGACTTCCGTAAATCCCCAGTGTGTCATATAACCCAGAAGTTCTATTGTACGCTGATATCGATGCAGCACCTGCATTAACTCCCACTTCAACGCCTAATCCAGCAGTTCTAGTGGCAGTGGCGACATTATTTTGCCAGCCAGTAAATCTACCCTGTCCCTGTGTCAGTAAGTCACCTGCCAGTGTTGCAGTAAACAGATTAGAAGTCTTGGAAGGAGAGAGATAATAACTAGTATTATTTGTATCATAAACTACATTGGTTGTTAAATTACCGTAGGTAGTTATATTTCTTTGATTATCCCAGTTGAGTAATCTGTTAGCAGCGCCTTTAGTTCCTAGAAGACTTATGTTGTATAAATTAACACTAGCCGTGACAGCAGTTGTTTCTCTAATGGTCAATCTAAACCATTGTCCAGTACTAGCATTGGTTGCTTGATTTCTCAAGTAGTGCATACCATTTACTGCTGTAGATCCGATAGATGCTCGACTAACATGAGTAACGATGGTTGTCCCGCCGTCATTAGAACTTTCTATAGTTACATCTAAGGCTACACCTGCGGTATTTCCAGTGATCAATAATGCATCCCAGAATCTATTACTAAAGGTACTCCAAGTAAATCTAACACCTTGTTTAGTTGCGCCGGTAAGCGTATAGTTATTACTGACTGATATCTGAGAGTTTTGTCCGTTGAACAGAGGTTTAACATCTGTTGCATCAGAGATCCATGCAAATGTAAATCCATTAAAATTATAATATTCAGTGGTGTTCGGTGGATTCCATGCTAATAAATCATATAAAGATCCGCTACCCAATACATGATCCGCACCAAAAATAGCACTGGTCTCAAATGTATTATTTTGTGTAAGACTAACACCTGCACCAGTAGTTCCATACCATGCATATTGATTTGCAGAAAATGTGCCAGTGTTGACATTGTTGGTAAGGGCAGATCCGTTTTGATAAATGTTGCCGCCGATGTTAATATCACCGCCGACATTCAATCCATATGCGGCATTGGCAGTGGCATTAACACCAACCGATCCCCTGGCCGCATTGATTGCCAATTTCCAACTACCCTGGGCCTTATCATAAAGTGAAAAATCACCAAAGACTGTATCTGAAACTCTCAATGAGAATCCGGACGTCGAACCTTTCATAACACTGACTTGCGTAGTTCCAGTACCAGTGACTGATATACCGCCGATCATGTCAACATCACCAGGTAATGTCGATTGATTGAATCCCCAATTGCCTGATGGAGTTACTGTTAATACTCTTGTAGAAGTATTGTTAAATGGATAACCCCATAACGCTGCATTGCCGCCGGCGTCGGTTTGCCAGTTCCAATAATAATTTAACGTTGGGACTCCCCAGAATACCGTGCTGGTGAAACTATTTGAACCGTTGTTGAATACACGTATGCCCGTACCTGTGCTAATTCCGGTGATCAAGCCGCCTAAGTTTAAAGAGTTTAAGTATGAATATCCCGAAGGTTTTATATAGTAACTGGAATTGTTGGCATCATAAAATTGAGGAGACCCTATTGCTGCTCCTTGAACCTGTGTTGACATGTTGCCAGCACTATTCATAGTGAACTGTTTGACGCCGAGCAATCCCCATGTCAATGTATACGCATCGTTTGCTGGTATGTAATTGGTCCAAATTGCAGAGTTTCCAGTTGACCATTTATATCCCACATCCCCAGTGGCTACAGTTGGTCTATTGGCAGTGATATATGTTCCGCCTTGATTTGAAGTGGCAAGAACTACATCAGTCCAGGTATTAGCTGTGCCTACAACAGTGGCTGTAAACAATCCTTTCATTGTTAACTGATTGATAGTTGAAGTAGAGTTAGGATCTAGATAATATGTATTATCATCGTAGTCGATTAATTTTGCAGCAGTGATATTTTTAGGGAACGATACATTTCCTGCGCCATCGACGCTCATAAATGATGTTGTAGAATTTAAAAAATTAGTTGCACTTGAACCAGAATCTTGCTGGAATCTATAATTCCCGCTCAAAGAATTATGTATAATATCGCCAGAGTCATTCACACGCAGGCTAGCACGTATCTCAGACTGATTGGCAAATCTCCAATAAATTCCAGAACTGGCAGCGCCGGTATTGGGGTTAATTAATGTTAAATGAGTAGAAGCTGTAGAGCCAATGGTATCAACAGTGTTTAATCTAATTATTACAGGGTTAGTAAATGTTGTAGTACTTGAAGCTCCTGCATATTGTGAAATATTTCCTGAATGTATTAGATTATAAGTGGTGCCGGTCATCACCCATAGTGGACCGCCAGACGATGTCGTACCATTGGTTAGGTACCTATTGTCAGTGCCGCCAATGTAAACTCCTATAGCAGGATCGTAGCCAATCAAATCAGTGCTGACTGCATTTGATAGTATAGTATGTTTAGTAGCAGTGGTGGCAAAATCTAAAAAGTATGCAGTGTTGTTGGCATAAAATACATTTGATCTAAAAGAATTGCCTGCATATACGTTGCCGGAATTATCACTATAAAATAAATTGCTTTGTCTAGTGGATGCAGAACCGCCACCAGATACTTTACCAAACCATAAATTGCCGTTGAAATCTATACCAATACCTGCGGCATAACTGAGTGACCTATTATACAACCCATAGAATGTTGCAGTATTCGCGGCAGTAATTGCTCCTCGAGTTACTGATATAGAACCAATCTGCGTGTCATTTCCGGTGCCCACCTCAGATCCCCTGGCTGAAAGTCCGACTATTTTACTGGTATCAGTGGGCCATAGATATGTTTGGTAATTTGTATCAGCAATATCATAAATGATTGACGTGTATAAATTGCCAGTTAATGTGCTGACTCCAACAACATTTAGTGCTCCGCCGACATATAAGTTACCGCCAATGCCTGCACCGCCACGCACCTGCAATGCGCCTGTAGTGGTACTAAAACTATTTGCTGTACTTAAAATAGTGAATGTGCTAGTTGTACCAGTACTGGCTGAGGATGCCGCAGCATACAATCCAATGGTAGCAGTGGTAATGATCTGTGCGCCAGCAATATAAGAAGATGTTCCGATATAAACGGCGCCACCAATGCCCACGCCGCCAGAAACTATCAATGCTCCGGTTGTAGTTGACGTGCTGCTAGATGTATTTGCAATGTTTAAAGATGCAACAGTGATCGCAAGTGTACTGGTATTTGCTGCTACTCTAGTCCAATAACCGGTACCTGAAGAGTTATAAGAATATACAATATTATTAACTACAGCGATCTGTCCACTGGTTGGGTTTACTGGGAATGACATTTAAATCCTTTGATTACCATACTATTTATTATGGAGCTGACACGTTGGTTGACGGGAATTCGCGATTTCCGCCAGAACTCGAAGCAGGCCACACTATGCGTACTGCACCGGCTCCGCCCCTGCACCGTCCGTCCGCGCCCCGAGCGCCGACTTGGACTGTGTATGTTTGTCCCGGTGTCACTGTAATATTATTTTTCCAACCTAGTCCACCACCCCCACCGGCGCCGCAGCCGAATTTGCCAAAAGATGCTCCACCACCGCCTCCGTAATTACCACCGCATCCCTGTAGACAAGTACCATATGTATCTCCCCCGCCACTACCACCCTTGCCGCCGGCGGCGCCGGTGAGACCCAGTCCATATAATCCAACGCCGCCGCCACCATCTCTCCGGCCTGATGGATAGTTATTTGCACCTCCACCACCTCCGCCACCTCCGCTGACAGCGTCAGAGCCAGTGCCGCCGATGCAGCCGCTGCGCCCATTTGCACCAGCTCCGCCAGCAGCAGTATATCCGCCTGCGCCACCACCTGCTCCCTCGTGGAAGAGATTGGCATTAATTGTATAAGAGCCACCGACTCCGCCACGGCCGCCGCCGTCACCAACATAGGTGCCGCCGTTATCCTGATAACGGGAACTTCCTAAACTGGTACCCGTTGCTGGCCCTTTGCCCGAGACAAGATCAACATTGCAGAACCAACTATTTCCATCAATTCGCAGCCTGCCGCCACCACCTGCGCCCACAGCAACTACGCTCACTGAAGCAACGCCCTGGGGAGCAACCCAGCTGTATGTATTAGGTAGATCACTCTTACCTGACGTAGCATATATTGCACTTCCCCATGTGGCTACATAACTTGATGTTGAACTGTTTGCGCCTGCCCCAATACTATTAGTAGCATATACCCTAAAATAATAGCTGGTATTATAGGACAGTCCGGTGACCACAATCGTACCCCCTCCAGCGCGAGCAGCTGTTGCCGAGATTGATCCAGGTGTGCTGATTGCGGTATAAGAAGTAATTGCTGCCCCACCATCGTCAGCCGGAGCATTATATGCCACAGTGATAGATGTGGGAGCAGTCAATGATACCGATGAGATGGTAGGTGCTCCTGGCACTGCTGCAGGGGTTGTTACTGAATTACTAGCCCCACTGACTGCACTGTTGCCAATGGCGTTTGTTGCATACACCGTAAAGGTATATGTAGTTACCTTGATTAGATTACTGATACTGAACACAATATTTCCAGAAGCAGCAGATGCTGTGACGCCACCGGGGTTGCTAATTGCAGTATACGATGTGATTGCAGATCCGCCATTGTATGCGGGCGGCGTATAACTTACACTGATTTGATTACCACTTACAATACTTGCTGTACCGATAGTTGGTGCATTTGGCACCACTGCAAATGTTGTTATCGAATTGCTTGCGGCACTATATGGGCTGTTGCCTTTGCTGTTAGTTGCATACACTTGAAATGTATATCCGGTAGTAACATTTAGTCCGGTAACATATATCGTGCTTGATACAGATGTGCTGGTTGATGCTGTAATTCCTCCAGGTGTGCTGACCGCAGTATATGAGGTTATAGTTAAACCATTATCTCTAGAAGATTGTGTATAACTTACAGTCGCACTAGTACTGCCGGAGGCAGCAGCAATTATTCCTGTTGGGGCTGTCGGTATATCAGTCAAAGTTTTTATTGTTCCCGAAGGAATAGAAACAGTCCCTGAACTAATTTCATTTACCGCATATGCTGTGAAATTATAATTTGTATTTGGAGTCAGGCCTGAAACTATGATATTATTAGGATTTGAACCGGCTCCTATTAAATTTCCCGGATTGCTAACGACTACATATGATCTAATATATGCTCCGCCATTATGATCCGGGGGAGAAACTGTGACTGTGGCACTAGTTGCAGTGAATACTACAGAGGTTACAATTGGACTACAAGGAGCGCCGGGCCGCTTGCTACCAGATACTGCATTAGGATTGATTCCGGGAAACACGTTATACCACCCTATTGGCCATATTACCTAAATAGTATGTTGGTGTTAGAACTGTATAAAATAAAATATCTACGGCGTTGGCAGTTGATGTAGAAAATGTTCCAGTGGTTCCTAGAGGCCAATGCCAGTTATTACCAAATGTGACATTATTGTTTCCAGTTGCACCCTGTGTAAACATTATCCATCCAGTTTGTCCTGGTTTAGGATTTACAAAATTATCTAACTTTCTTGTTGTGCCAACTCCGCTGGTTAACAGGCAGGTAAAATTCATTCCCGCACTTAAATCCACAGGTATTGTCGCTGCATCAGTTAATGCTACAGGTGCTGCTGCTGCCCATGCTACTGATGGTGTTATAAAATTATTACCTGAAGCAGCAGATAGATAGGCAGGAGTTGATGCAGCATTGCCTTGATATTGATACAATCCAATGAGATTAGGTCCAGTTACATCTACCCATGTACTGGTTGTTCCATCATATTGGTATCTATAAACTACATCAGTGCCTTGATAATACCAAACGTCTCCTACGCTTGCAGGATTTGGTGTAGTTGTGGTAGTACTTGTTCTAACTCCACCTCCAGAAATTATTCCACCAAAATATAAATCTCCACCAATGCCAACGCCGCCCACAACTTGTAATGCTCCTGTTGTAGTACCGGTGCTTGATGCAGTTGAAGTGATGGAAACATTAGCTGACTGAATTGAAATACTGGCAGTCGATGCTAGTTGTACCACTCCTGGTAATACAGTAAATGTATAAGTGTTCCACCCGCTGACATCATTGTGTCTAAATTGTGAGCCTTGTAAATGTAAATCGGATATTGGAGATGTCCCAATGCCAAAATATCCAGCATTTGATAGGTACATCTTTTGGCCGCCATTTATCTGCCAAATAAAATTATTGTTAGTGCCGCCTGCATTAATGTAAGTGGTATTGTCGTAAACACCTTGACCCAGATAATTTGACGAAATAATGCTAGAGCCCACTTGTCTAATATATAAACCACCGTAGAGATCTAAAACTTTGCCCCTAATATAACCTCCGGCCAATCCCATTGGATCAGCTAATGCTGTTATTGTGCTTGTGCCAATAGCTATACCTCTATTTGCAACATATAATAATCCGGTAGCTGTTGTTTCTGCACTTGCAGATCCAGTGGTAGTGGAGACGAATGTTAGATATCTTGGTGTATTTGACGAAACACTCGATACTGAAAAACTTGGTATAGTAACTGTTACACCTGCAAAGAGTGGCGAGCTGCTGACAAACGAGACTGTTCCGTTGTTGGTTATGCTGGCGTTATTTGTGCTACCATCTGCGAGAAAAGATGCAGGACTGGCGGCATTTAATAAAAGTGCAGTGCTTGTGACTGTGGTCAGTGCGGCGGCGGGCAATGGAAAGGTATTCGTATAAAGTGCTGTGCCTTTGACAATTCGAATGTTAGTTAGATATCCAGTAAATCGAGTATTAGTTGCTTGATCTTGACACCAGCCTATTAATAACGCTTTACCGCCATCAACCATCCTTTGATTTCTTGTAGTAGTGCCAGTTAATGTGCCATTAAGGAATGTTTTAATTTGATTTGTGGCCGATTGTGTTGCAGCCACATGATACCAGGTATTCAATGCGACTGTGCCTACTGTGAAATTTTGCTCCCCACCATACTGGGTGCCGGCATTATCACCATGCCCAACATAAAATGTTACTACTCTTAAGGTCGATAACTTAAATCCGTATTCAGCATATGATAGGCCTGCAATCCCATCTTTATCCATTATGTACACATCGGTAGCAGAACTAGTGGCGTACATCCAAAATTCAATTGTAAAGTTTGGCCCGTCTAGGGCGCCGGGGTAACTAGGATCGCCTAAATTTAATCCTGCGACAGATGGAATACTTAACCATTGAGTATTTCCAACAAACTTTATAGCTCCAGCAGTTGAAGTTGTAGCTATAACGCCGTCTCCAACAAAGTTAAGAGCAGTCACTGTCGATGCTATTTGAATACCTTCATCGTATATTGATATACCACTTGAACTAGTACTGCCGCCGCTAGCGTAATTTCCAATAGTGGCAGTGGTAATGATCTGTGCGCCAGCAATATAGGAAGATGTCCCAATATAAACAGCACCGCCTATGCCAACACCACCTGCTACGGTCAGAGCGCCGGTATTTGTACTGACTGATGTAGTCGTGTTATTGATAAAAACTGTTGATGTAGTTGTACCTGTAAACGATCCAGTTAAGCCAACTGAACCAGCATACCCCGTAGTACCAGTAGATCCAACTGAACCCGAATAGCCTATAGTACCAGTGGATCCGACTGACCCAGCATATCCAATAGATCCAGCATATCCAATAGGTCCCTGTGTACCAGTAGATCCAACTGATCCAGAATATCCCTGCGGCCCTTGTGGGCCAATAGATCCAGCGTATCCAATAGGTCCTTGTGTACCAGTGGATCCAATTGAACCAGCATACCCTGTAGTACCAGTAGATCCAACTGAACCCGAATAGCCTATAGTACCAGTGGATCCGACTGAGCCAGCATAACCTGTAGTACCAGTAGATCCAACTGATCCAGTGTATCCGATAGGTCCCTGTGCGCCAACTGAACCCGAATAGCCTATAGTACCAGTGGATCCAACTGATCCAGAATATCCTATGGTACCAGTGGATCCAATTGAACCAGTGTATCCAACCGGGCCCTGTGGTCCGGTTACGCCCTGTGGCCCTTGCGGCCCGCGGCTTCCATCATACCCGCGTATCCCCTGTGGACCAATAGATCCAGCATATCCAATAGGTCCTTGTGTACCAGTAGATCCAACTGATCCAGAATATCCCTGCGGCCCTTGTGGGCCAATAGATCCAGCATATCCAATAGGTCCTTGTGTACCAGTAGATCCAATTGAACCAGTATAACCAGTGCCGCCACCTGCACCAGAACTTCCTGCATATCCTATAGGTCCTTGTGTACCAGTAGATCCAATTGAACCAGTATAACCAGTAATTCCTTGTGTGCCAGTTGAACCCGCATATCCAGTTGCGCCTTGCGGTCCAATCGATCCCGAATATCCCTGAGGTCCTTGCGGGCCTGTTACCCCCTGCGGTCCCTGTGGTCCAACCGATCCCGAATATCCCTGCGGTCCTTGTGGGCCGATTGATCCGGTATAACCAGTGCCACCACCTGCACCGGAACTTCCTGCATATCCTATAGGTCCCTGCGGACCGACGCTACCAGTATATCCATAACCTACAGATATTCCATTTCTATAAATCGTGCCACCAACTTGTAAATCTCCGCCTATTCCAACTCCGCCTACGACTGTTAGCGCCCCAGTAGCTGTATTTGTTGATGCAGTGGTATTTGTTAAAATAATACTGCCTAATCTAAATATCCCATTAGTACCTGTGACGTTTGCTGTATTATCAGGGCCGGCGTTAACTAGCCATTCTAAATAGCCAGTGGCATTATCTCGACCTAGGAATGCATTTCGATCTTGTGTATCATAATAATGGAATCGTAATCCAATATCATTATTATCATTGACTGTCCATGTATTTCCCGGAGTGTTAGGATAATGTAACTCAATAATATTGTCAGTGTAAACACTATTTGTACTCAACACATAGGTCGTTGTGCCGTTAAATGTTACATTATTTTGGAATACCGCTTCACCAGTAACGAGTAAGTTTTTACCAACACCAACACCACCTGCTACGTATAACGCATTTTGGAATATAGTTGTTGTGCTAGATAGTGTGCTGAATATAGATAATGTATTCGCAATTATCGCACTGCCGCCAACCTGAATATCTTTAGCAATACCGGCGCCACCAGCAACCTGTAGTGATCCAGTATTTGTTGATGTTGAATTAGTCGCACCCGTAATTAAAATATTCCCAATATTTAATGTAGCCGGGATAGTAGCATAGGTAGGTGGAGTAGGTATTACTGTTATAGTTAGTGTTGATCCAATTCCAGAAAATCTAACAGTATCAATGTTTAAAGAATTAGATCCTAAATATAAATCTGCGAACGGATTTTCTAATGTTCCTAAACTAACTGTGCTAGTTGTTGGCAATATGTTTCCACCAACATTTATCTTGCCACCGATATAAACATTTTGCCCAATACCAACTCCGCCAGTTACTACCAATGCCGCAGACTGTGTAGATGATGCAGTGGTATTATTAGATATTGTAATAATTCTATTGGTACTTGATCCTCTAGAAGTTACACTCTGTAATGTGCTATTATTCCATACTGTAATATTACCAGTCGAAGTACTCAATGATGTGTCAGTACCAGCTGTTAACGTCAGTACACCTGTATTGGAAATGGTGATAGCACCAGTTGATGAGGATACACTTATTCCAGTACCTGCAACTATGTTGCTAACGAAACCAGTACCAGTCCCGCCAGTTAATACTGCTTGACCGTTAGAATATATAGCACCGCCTACATAGATATCACCTTTTACTCCGACACCGCCAGATACTACTAATGCACCAGTTATTGATGAAATACTATTTGTAGTACTAGTTACTGCTAATTTATTTGCGGATAAAATCGCATCTGGTGTATAAGGAAGATGGAAGTTTAAGTTTAGATCGTCAAATGATGTTTGTCCAGAGCCCGTTTGAAATGGTATCGATCCAGCCTGACCACCATTAAAATTAGTCGCGGTACTTACTGTAAATCCTGAAGGATTTCCCCAACCCAATATACCATTGACAATCGCTAATATTGTACCTTCGCCGCCTATAGGTAATGCAGCAGTCTGATTAGTTGCTGTTTGATATAATACACTTCCATATGAGCCGCCGAGTACATTTGTTGCATAAGATGCTGTGACCGCTGATGATACCAATGTATTAGTATTAAACCCCAATGCTATAGTTGCATAAGTAGCAGTGACTGAATATAATGCATTTGTTACTAGTGTGCCAGTATTAAAAGATAATGTGTATCCGCTAGTAGTCGCAAATGCACTGGTAATCGAGTAAGTGGCAGTATCTGCATATAGAGCATTTGTTACTAGTGTGCCAGTATTAAAAGATAATGTGTATCCGCTAGTAGTCGCAAATGCACTGGTAATCGCGTAAGTGGCAGTACCTGCATATAGAGCATTGGTTATAGTTCCAGATAATTGTAGCGTTTGTGTGCTATAGGTAACTACTGTATTTTGTAAATTTCCGGAAGTATCTGAATAAATTAACCGATTATTGCCCAAAGAAGTAATACGTGCGTTGGCAGCAGTTACCGTACTACCAATATATACATTCTGAGATATGTATGCACCGCCATTAGATACGATCAAAGCCCCTGTGCCAGTGCTTGATGCATCTGTATAATCTAATATAGTTAATCTTTTACCGATAGCCGCATAACCTGCTACAGTAAATGCACCCATGCCAGTCTCTGCGATGTAAACATCTTTTCCAAAATATGCGCCGCCTGTGACTGATATTGCCCCGCCACCAATAGTGGTTCCAGATGCTGAACTGGTTACTAAAATATTATTGGTTACTAGTTGTGTCAACGAGCTGACATATTTCAATCCAGAAGCATCAAAAGCTGTTTGGCCAACATCGGATTGATAAGGTATTGCTCCTTTGGTTCCGCCTGCTAAGTTTGTTGCAGTGTTTGCATTGCCGACTGTCGCACCTGCAGAGCTAGTCCATGTCAGTTGTTGCCCGACTACTCCAAGTATAGTACCGTCTAAACCAACAGGTAAAAATACCGTAGATCCGGCAGTAGATTGATATGGTATACTATTGGTGCTGCCGCCTTCTAAATTTTTTGCTGTAGTAGCAGTTCCTAAAAATCTAGGAGCAGTAACATTACCACCAACAAATACATCTTTGCCAATGCCCACACCGCCGGCAATGACCAATGCGCCGGTAGTCGTACCAGTAGATGATGTAGTGTTATAAGTTGATATTATATCATCAGTAGTGACTAATGCGGTAGTAACTGTAGTGTATTGTATTGTTAATCGTGTTGCAATTATCTCGCCTGTCACAGTTAAATCACCGCTGACAGTAGATGTACTAAGAACTGTATTGCCTAGTGTGGTAGTACCAACTACTTCAAAATTTCCGTAAATTTTTCCGTCAGTGCCAACAATTAAATTTTGGGCAACAGCAGCGCCACTATTAACCTGTAGTGCATTAGTCTGATCAGTTGAACTTGTAACCGCACTTGTGCCTAAAACAACGAGTCCGTTGTTTACATTAAAATCCTGATTTACTGGAGTTAGTGCCACGTTGGTTTCTTCCCGTTAAGGTGTCATGCCAATACGTAATACTTTTACTGTTTTACTAGTTGCACCATTTGCTTGGAATAATAACTGCGCAGTCGGAATTCCAATAAGTGATACCACTTGGCTTTGAAATTGACCAAGCAATGTATTATTTTTTACCGTAGCATACTCAGTCACCCAAGTAGTGTAAACACTTGCAGTATTTGCAACCAACATTAATAATTCACTGGCTTGATAACTATTAGTGGATGGGTCGTCTATTTGCACCAAGTATTTAGACGTTCTAAATTGTGTAACTGGATAAGAATCAATCACGGTCGCCACTGCTGTATTAACCGGTGTCGCAGTACTGTCAAATACTGAATCAGCAATTTGTAAGTGTTCAGAATATACAGTACCACCTACATTTATATCTCCACCAATACCTACACCACCCTTTACCTGTAATGCTCCAGTGGTAGTGCTTGTAGAATTTGTAGTGTTAGTTAGATATACTTTATTTGTAGTTGTAGAACCGTTATCAGTAACTGCCTGTAATGTAATGGTTGCTAAAGATGCAGTTGTCAATATAGGAATACCGCCAATTGTAATAGTACCTGTAGTAATTGACACTGCCCCTGTACCTGTTCCTATAGTTATGCCATCAAAATTACCAGACCCTTGACTGACTATGGTCCAGGCATACCCCGTCCATTGATAAGTTTTTCCGCCAAGCGTGTACTGTTGTCCTACATATGGATTTGCGGGGAAATTTAATAACGCCATATTTTTAACTCTTTATAGTGATGTAATTTGTATCCAGAATGTACTAGTACCGTCCTGAATAAATTGAAGCTCGGCTAGTATTTGCGTGTCTATCCAGAAATCACCAGGCTTAGGATTTGTTGGTGGCAACCCAGTATTAGTAATAGTAACTTTAGGTGTATACAGCAGATAATTTTGTTCCGGATTTCCATCTCGGCTGTATACACTGCCAGTTATACCTACACCACCTGATACTTGCAGCGCACCAGTAGTGGTACTAGTAGATGCTGTTGTATTTGTAACCTTAAAAGGATTAACAGATACTGTTGGGCCGCCGTCGTCATCGATTACAAACACTGCGGTCGTCGAAGTAGTTACAGTAACTCTATTAGGATGGAATTCTAAAGCCCCGGTAAATTTATTAACATGAATTGCAAAATATTCATGACCAGCTAAGGTTTGTATGCCAATACCAATATCACCATTTTGTGTCGTAATACCATTTTCTACATTTAGTGATCCGCCAATACCAACACCACCATATACGGTCAGTGATCCTGAATAAGTATTTGCTGACGGGGTTGTATTTGTAACATCAATCCTAGATCCCACTATTAGTACATCGTTTAAACCGTCGTACTCAATATCGCTAGGTGAATAAATTGAATTATATCCGGATATATTAGGTGTCAATGCTAGATAATAATTAGTTGACGATGTAGGAGTTACTAAAATTTCATCAGCACGTTGGCTAGATCCGGAAACTAATGACGATAAAGCAGTTGCATGTAATGTGCCGCCAACATATAAGTCGCCGCCGATGCCAGCACCCCCAGTTACCACTAGTGCCCCATCAGTAGTGGTAGTTGCATTTCTAGCACTGACTACATGAATTTCTCCGCCAACATATAGGTTACCGCTTATGCCCGCACCGCCATCTACATTAAATGCGCCACTAACTGTTGATGTTGATTCAGTACCCAAGCCTAATCCAGTATCTGCATTTAATTCTAAATAACCAGAGCCGTTGTAGTAAAATACCGATCCAATATTAACCTGATTATCTTTGGCATCGACCATGTTGTCGCCGCCAATGGAAATATTAGCATTACCGGTTATCATATTTTGGGCGATATCATGGCCCATGAAGAAGTTATAACTACCTGTGGTAAAATTAGGGGCAGGATTATAACCTAAGAAAAAGTTTTGTTCGCCGTTGATTAAATTTTTACCGGCATTATTTCCAATAGCAAAATTGCCATTCCATAATAATGTTTTATATATTTTGCCGCCACTAACATAGCCATTATAGGTGCTGGCATCAACACCAGTTTGTAAATTAATATCAGTATATAATCTTATAGATGATGTAGACATTACACCAACAAAATAAGTCTGACCATTTAACTCTGTCATGCCAACTACATCTTTGATTAATACTTCTGTGCCTGTAGACAGCGTGTGATTCAATACTGTTAGTGTTAATGTATTTGCCGCAGTAACTGCCGATATAAATCCAGCAAATTCTGTTTGAGTAGTTCCGATATTTTTTAAAGCACTATCGCCAATTGCTATCACATTTTCTAATTGAGTACCAGTACTTGCTGCATACCTACCAATAGCAATAACTTTATAAGAAGTATCGATACCTTTAAGAGCATCGTATCCAATTACTATACTTTCCTGCCCAACAGGAAATGCATTTAGTTGTGGACTAGCAGTCCCGGTGATAACGATATTGTTAACCCCACCAATTTGATTACTATATCCCTGCCCCATAGTCAATCCATTGACTACAATATCTTTTCCTGTACGTATTCCTTCAGAAATACCGACTCCGCCTTTTACTACTAGTACACCTGTGTCAGAACTAGTATTGGCTACTGATCCCGATATAATAACTGTACCTGTTCCCGTACCAACAATATTGATATTTAAATTAGGCAAGTTTGCCTGCATCGTACCTGTAGTAAATTGAATATTTCCCAAGCTAGAAGCATATCTAGTGACTAATTGTGATGGGTAAACTATGTCCGTTATTACAGTAAAACCAGTATTAGTAGATGGCGTAGCGGGTAATTGCGGTTGCGCAGTCGCAAGAGTAATATAGCTGTTTGAAGCCCCGGCGATTAATGAGGATCCGCTTAGTAATGCTGGCATGTGTTATCTCACTTATTTTTATTGATTAGAGCTTTCAAGTATACTTAGCACAAGTGTACATTCGCCTGCCTTAGAAGCATATGCTTTGACACTGTCCAATGTTTCTATAACTAATTTACCGCTCAATAAATTAACTGCATCATGGGGCGGTAACCCATATTCTTCTACTAGATAGCTGTCGCCAATAGGTTGCCCATTCTTACCCTGCGCATTTTGTTGTATAGGAATGTTTCTACTATGTATAAAACTTATAGCATTTGTTTGTGTTCCCCTATTTGAAACTTGTGCCATGAGAACAATACTAGTGACTCCAACAGGTGATGTATAAATTGTTGTCGAGGTACTTGTAGTTAAGACAGCTGTCATTGTCCTAAACTGATTTAATGGAATTAACGCCATGATTTATCCTTTTTAAAATCCGCCGCCGCCTTCAATTGCCAATATAAATGGTGTCATATTGGCAAACAGCGACTTGGTAAATGTTCTACCGCTTAGAACACCTGTTGCTTGACTGATAACTAATCCAGGACCAATACGGAAGTCACCGTTTTGATCTGTTGATGTAAAGAACACCGCTCCGTTGTCTAACTGTACAACTTCTTTACCTTGTACCGGATCAGCGACTCCAAATTGCGGCAATGCTCCATAATTGGTGCCTGCTCCCACATATTCAAAAACATATCCGCTTGCGCTGATGTAACTACGTTGATAGAAATTAACAGTAGCACCATCAGGGAATAAATCGTTCCTTGTTACGTTCTCGCCCATCTGTACGATATGATGTGTACCGTCCCTAGACCAGTAACTTAAACCTGAGAATACACTGTGGTAATTTCCACCAGACTCTAGATCATATATTAGTTCTTGTAGTATTAAGAATACGTCTCGTCGGCATTTAGCCTCATCATAATCAAACACTCCTGGATTTCTATAAACATTCATAACATATGCTGTCACTTGATCAGCTAGGAAAGTTTTGTTTGCATTGATTAGTTCTATCGCATTGCCAGATCCCAAAGGAACTGTTCCAGTTTTCTTGATCAGTTTAGGTGGCACTATGGTTGCATAGGTGCTAGGAGTAGCACCTATTATAGAAGTCATCTCTCCAAATCGTAAATCAATAAACGATGCTGCGTTAGCACCACCTACCACTAAAGGTAAGAAAGTTTGTATGCTAGTAGAGTTTAGTGGTTGTACTGCAACTGTAACATTTCCAATAACTTTATCTATTAAACTATTCAAATATTGTAAAGAATCGATATGTGCAGCCACTTGATCAGTTGATGTGTTGGCACTTCCGATAATATTAGTATTAGGAGTTTTTGGATTGTTAGCAACTGTGCTGCTTAATACAGTATAATAGGCGTTACCGCAGAAATAGAATGTGAAATAATTATCATTACCAGGGAATCCGCCGCCAGTTGGCAATGCATAGTTTAATGTGACAGATGCATAACTAACATTCGTAACATATGTCCCAGTGGCAATATATGGTATTCCATAGTTAGCATTGACGATATATTGGGCGGGGTCTGTAGTGATATTACCATTTATATCTAAATAATTTCCAATTTGATCATGTACATACTGAAACTTATCAAATGTAGATGCAAATTGATCTCTAATATATACAAAGTTTCCTATAGAAATTCCAGCTGTATCGATACCAGTAATCGTAATAGATCCAGTTGTTAATGTAGCAAGATTGGGCTGGGCCGTTAAGAACCCGGGGAACCCTTGCTCATTGATATGACCTTCATCTGGCACAACTTCCATTACCAAACTGATGTGTGGTCTATTATCTAAATCAGGAACAAAAATTTCTACTCGGGCATTGTTTGGCCAGAATCCATTTGGATAATATTGATTATATCCGTCAACTCCTGGACTATCTGGATATGCTTTAAATTTAGGATTGTAAACGGTACCGCTGAATTTTCTAGTACCGTGACCTTTAGCAACTAAACAAAGATCTCCAAAGTTTGCATTACTGTTAACAATACTAGCAATGCCGCCATTGTCAACTTGTACTCCAACGCTTGAGAAAATTGTGAATACAGAAACTAACTGTGCATAACCATTATTAGTAACACGTACTCCGCGACCTCCCTGAGTTAGCTGAGTATACGCATCGTAAACAAAAGAATTGATCGGACTACGTTCAGATATAACAGCACCATCAACTAAACTGCCTCCCATGCCACCAATAGAATCAACTTTACGCATATCCCATGTGTTAGCATTTCCGGTATATTCTAAAGAAAGTTCTTCAACTTGATAATCTTGCATTGGGTATATAGAACTATCACCAAAATATAAAGTAGCATTATTGGCAAATCCAACAGTGACAATATCTAATCCAATTAGGTAGGTGTTTGTTGCAGTGTTTACTAATTTTACACTTGTAACCAACGGAGCAATTTGAACATCTAGAGCATTTAATCCAGTCGTATTAGCCAGTGCGCTGCCTGGATATATAGACGGAGCATATAACGGACCTTTTTCAATTATATTTGTAATGATGCCAAAATTACGTCTTATGGCCTGTTGTGGCATGTAATCCTGACCATAGTCATAGAAAGTGTTAATGATTTGCGTTGCTTCAGTTTGTAGCTGAGGAGTAACTGTCTGATTGGCAATAATTTGTAATGCAATGTCCCGTGCATGGTTAATTGCTGCGGTTGTAGTAGTTTCCTGTCCAGTTACATAGTTATAACCTGCGGACCAATAGGACAGTCCTGCCTCAACAGACTTTTGATTCCCGCCTAATAGTATATCTTGACTAACTGCATCGACAATTAATCCAGTGTCTCTATAACACTTTTCTTGATCATAGAAGAATGACGATGGGCCTTCAAAAGTTTGATTTATGTAGGCGATTACTTCTGCTTTTAAAAAGTCTTTATTGGCTAAAATATTGTCTGCCCCAACCAATGTCGCCGGTGTTGTAGATCTCGTTAAGCTAACAGGTACTAGTCTAGTAGCTGCAACTGTTGTTCCATTACTGATGATATCTGTAACTGTACTAATTGCTCGGGCAAAAAGATTGGCTACGCCAACGGTTGATGTAGTTGTTGTTATTACTTGCTGTACAGTTGTTTGTAGTGGCGTAATTAAAATATTTTGTATGATGTCTGAAGCTATGATAGATAGGTGATTAAACGCTGCGATTGTAGCAGTAGTTTCGTTAACGATGTTAGATATATTTCCTACATATCCATAGTAGTTTAATCCCGACTGGATACTTTGTTTATTTCCGCCGTATAGCAAGTCGAAACAAACACTGGTATTCATATACCCAACATCTCTTTCACATTTTGCATTATCATATGTAGCAGCAAAACCTGGGTTAGTTGCATTAATGTAAGCAACCACTTCTTTGGCCAAATATGTAGCGTTGGCCTGTAAAACTGCATAAGCATTTTGTACACTTAAGAATTTACTAGCAGTAAACCCAAATATAAGTTTATCAGTCCAGCCAGTGATATTACCGTTTAATATTTCAAGTATGATGTCATAATTTGCCATAACTTTTTTAGCATCAGAATAGGTTCCTGGTTCTAAATTAGTAATTTGAGGCTCAGCTGTTTGATATCGGCTGACTAAATCGTCAGCTGGTGTGATATTTTGTATAACCTTGGCACTTAATTCTTTTAGGTACTCAACTGCTTGTACTGTTTGATGATATTGATCTGGGACTGCCCCGACCAAATTGCTCTGTATGTAATATTGTAAACCTGCGAATGTGCTTTGACTGTATTCAGGTGTGGGAAATAATAAATCTGTGACAACAGAATCAATAATTACGCCAGTATCCCTCTTGCACTTGATAGCATTGTAAGGAAAAGTTTGGTAATTGTTATTGATCCAATTGATTGTGTCTTCTTGTATAAATGCCCTGTTGGCCTGCATTAGTACTTCAGCACTTAGATATGCTGCATCAATTGCAGAGCTACCTTGTTTGATGAATTCATCTCCGCTACCAGTTTGTATGAGTCTAGTGATAATATTAAACAGATTGCCAATACTTGTACTAGAAACTTCTCCACCTATCAACACAGTGTTTATTACCTGCACACCTGGTTTGATACCTACAACTGGAGACAGTACAGTACATGTAGTATTAGTGATGACTCGTTGACATAGGCTATTTAGATAATCAATAGCACTTATGGTCTGTGTTTCTTGTCCAGATATTTTGCTGATAGCACCGTTCCAATATGCCAGGCCTGCTTCAATAGATTTTTCGTTACCGCCAAATGTTGCATCGTAAGAGACATTCTCTACTAAAATGCCAACATCCCTGTAACAAATTTGCCTGTTATAATCAAAATTATTAAACTGACTATCAATATATGCTATAATTTCATCTTGTAAGAATGTTATGTTCGCCTCTAATAATCTATAGGCATTAAGTAATACAATGTTCCCACTCTGAGTTAGTGGCATTGGAATTTTATCAGAAACTGCACTTGGACCATTTCTAATAATGTTAGTGATTAGATCTAGTTTGTCTTGTATCAATCCAGATTCGTAAATTGTTGCCGATGTATATCCAGTAGTGCTTTGTGTTGATAAGCTGTATTTTTTAGGTAGTTCGACACCAGTGACAATATTTGGTATTATAGATCTTAGATAATTGTAAGCTGACACAACTTGTGGAACTTCGTTGGGCACAGCCGTAGACGTTGAATCAAAATTGTAATAATATACACCTGACTTAACTGCTTGTTTATTACTTGGTGCCCCGCTGATATTATTAGGGTGGCTTAAATCAAATGCCACACTGTCAATCATGTATTGAATATCTCGATAGCATGTCGAAGTATTAAATGTAAAAGTTGGATTGTTTGCTGTAATCCATGCTACAGTTTGACTAGCAATCGTAGGCTTTGCAGCAATCAATGCATTGTAACAATTTAACAATGTTGTATTGGCAGTTTTCTCACCATTTGTAACAATGATGTTAGAAACACCGGCAGTTCCGTTGTTTATTATATCTAATATAACTTGAAAATCCGCATCCACAATCAGTGCCGAAGCACCGTCAATTGCATTGACCACACTATAGGCTAAAGATCTTACATGTGATATTGCTGCGGTCGTAGTTGTTAATTGATTTAGTATACTACCGGTATAACCATTTTGATTCCAATATTGTAAACCGGCAAAGATACTTTCGCTGGTAGTATTATAAATTAAATCCAATGCAACACTATCAACTATTAACGCAAGATCTCTTCTGCAACTGGCAGCGTTGTAAACAAAACTTCCACTATTGAAAGTTTGATCAACAAAGCTGACTACTTGTGATTGCAAGAATGGCTTATTTGCTAACAATAAAGAACGTGCGTTAAAAAATCCTAAGTTTTGTTGTCCTTGATTAACACTCATTCCCTGTAATACTGTACTAGTACTTAGGCTAGTATTCAATGTGACTAACATGCTTGATGTATTCGCAACCCAAGTAGCAGTTCCCACTACGATAGGAATTTGAACAGTCCCATTGGGTTGAAACAAACTACCATCTTTTAACCACGGGCCGCTTAAATTTGTACAGTTTTGAATGTATGGGCTATGGAATAAATCAATTCTATTGTCACCAGTTTGGGGCGGGAATGCTGTGGCATATGCTCCCCTATTAGTATCTGATGTATAATAATCACCAGGAAGCAATCCGCTACGTCCTTGACAGAATTGCATGAACGCTAGGTAGCATCCAGAATTAACATGAAACAAGTCTTGAGTTTTATTAATTGGCTCAATCTCTGTCGTACGAATATCACTACCCATTACCGATGTATATGGTTTCATCGGTAATGGATTATCTTCAAAATAATGACCGGCGCTTACTCTAATTTGTGTGCCAGGTTGGTAGTACGAGCTTTTCATTGCTCCGCCGATTGTACGACAAGCCCGGCTTGGATCTTGGGCACGACCGTCATTGGTGTCATCCCCGTCCATAGTTACGTACAATGTATTTGTAACAACCGGTGCAGTTCCAAGAGGCTTTTTGCCGCCGCGAACATTAATTTCACCATAGATATCAGTCTCACCACCTTCAGGTTTGATAGCTATTGGACCGGTTTGGCTAGATATTAAATTGGTAATTAGTTCAGCGACATAGGCCTTGCCACCAATGTGAGTATCTTTAGCAATACCGACACCGCCGGCTACGGTAAGTGCTCCGGTTTCAGTACTGACACTATTTTGTGGGCCAGATATATTTGCATTAAATGTTGTCAATAATCCAGAATAAGGATTATATGTTAACCCACCAGTACTAGTAGTACCTCCGGTGCCGGTGTTTATGTTATCAATATAAGTATAGCTAAATGTTGCTGTACTAATACCTAATTTGTTAACGAATGTAGGATAAAATACTTCGTCTACATTAGTAGATGTGACTAGTGTTTGAGCAGTTTGATCTGATTTGGCTACTCGACCATAGATGTATCCGCCAACATTCAAATCTTTTTCAATACCAACACCACCACCAACATATACTGCACCTTTTAATCTTTGATCGATAGTTCCATAAACATTTGTAGTGGTGTATTCAACACCTAATGGGTTACCTACATTATTATCATTTGCGTTGATAATGACAGTTGTAGTACTTCCTAGAACTGCGATAGTTCCTGTGATAGATACATTATTGTAAACTACTACAGTACCTGTTATTACTGCATTACCACCAACATTTAAATTCTGTCCAATTCCAACTCCACCACCAACTACCAATGCACCTGTGGTAGTACTAACTGAACTAAGTGTACTCGATATAACAACTTGATTTGTTAAGGAACTGCTACCGGTGACATAAAAATTTCCACCAACTGATGAACTTCCGCCTATAGTCGAATTGCTGCCAACATTCAATTGCCCGGAAACATTAGTAATCGTGGAATTTAAGTTGATGCTACCAGTAGGCGCTGATACTGCACTTGGACCGCCGGGAGTTTGTGATCTTGTTCCTGATACTGTGATAGTAGCCATTTCTTATTCCTTTAGAGTATTTATTTGATTAATGGATTCTCAATTCAACAGCATTGATATACGCCTCATCACGATGAGGGTAATTGGGATGAGACTGCAATCTTACTACTACTCCAAATTTTAAATCTTGTATTGTTGACATAGATAAATTTTCTACACTCCATAAACTTGTACTACTGCCATATATTTTAACTGGATCTACAATTAAATTTGCTTGATTATCACCAATTGTTCTATCATCAAAACATAACTGTATTGTGTCATCAGTTACTCTGCCTCGACGTTGTGTGGTTAATTTAAGTTCTATACCAGAGGGCGAATCTGGTAAATTGACAAAATTAAAACCCCGACATTTCACATAATAAGTTTTAGTCAATATATCATGTTTAGGACTTCGTGCAATATGTGCTAGTGTACCATTGGTACCAATTCTTTCATTAACATTACGATTTAATAATGCAGCCCAACCATTAGAATCGTTCCACGAAACATGTGCAGTTTCTGCCCCAGATTCAACATATTGTGAAAAGATTGTAGGTGTAGTCCACTCGGTAGTCATACCAGTATTTACCTAATTCAGAATTATGCATACTAAATGAAAAGGGCTCCTAAGAGCCCCGTTCTTCTAAAATTAAAAATATTTTAGATAGTATGAGCTAGACTGATCACGGTGTTGACACCTGTACCAGTTGCAGCGCCAAGCGTCCACTTAGCGACTCTACCAGTGGATAGATAAGCTGTACTAGTGCTGGTTCTGTTAGCAACAGTGGCTTTATGAGCAGTTAGCTTGGTTACATAATAAGTTGCACCGCCAAAGTCTGTAGCAATAATATGCATTTTACCTGCTGTCAGTGTACCAGTACTCAATGTACAAATACCTTTACCATCAGAATTTTGAACTAGATATCTACGGCTAGATTCTTGTTTCATAATATCGCCGCCGCTACGTGATTGACTAGCTGTTGACAAGTAAGAAACGATAGTGATTGCATCTTGACGATTACTAGTTAACCCAACTGCTGAGCTTGCGAAACTTGCACCTACATCACGGAATAAAACGCTGGTACTAACTGTTCCTGCATTTGGCCATGTTATGTTGACTACGCTACCTGAAATGCTAGTGACATATGTAGCACTTGCACTGATGTTAGCACCAAACACTTGCATACCAACTTGAATGCCGGTAGTAGTTGCTGGATAAACTGATTGAGCGCCGCTTGTACCTGTTGTTGCACTTGTAACACCGGTTGCAGTGGTAACAGATATGCTAACAGTTCCTGTATAACCAGAACCAGCATTAGTGATATTGAATCCCATGATTTTACCAACATTGATGCCTGTACCCACGATTGGTGTACCAGTTGCACGGATGCCGCCAGTAATATTTGGTGCTCCAAATGTTACGGCTGCGCCTTGTGAATAAAATGTACCGCTGTTTGAAATAGTGACTGATGCTACACCTTCACCACCAACGCCAGTTTTGCCGCCAGTAGCATGATTTTGGTAAGGGGTAGTTAAACTACCAAAGAATTTCTTTTTAATTGGACGTCCCATTTTGTTTCTCCTAAAATAAGTAAACACGGCGTTCTAGGCCGTACGCAGTTGGATTTCTGCATAAAACTTGCCCAATGCAAGCTGTACAGAGTATTTAGTTTTCAGTCAACAAAAAGCCCACCGAAGTGGGCTTCTGTTGTTTACGCCAATAATGGATTATTGGAAGGAAACGTTTGCGCTAGTGATAGCAACACGGCCTAGATAGTCAGCAGCGTTACCTAGTGAGCTAGCTGCATTGGTCAACTCAACATAGCCGTAGCGTGTCAAGAAGCCAACGACTGGCTCGAAGGTTGCTGGATCTAGAACAACACCAGAGCTCATTAGAGGAATGTATGGGCAATAGAACGCAGCAGCATCTGCTTCGCTAGAACCTTTGTATCCAACTAGAACTTGGTTTGCATCGCTTGCATCACTTAGATAAGCGTCAACATAAACACGCATAGCGCCATTCAATGTACCAACAAACTTGGTGTTTGTAGGAGCTTCAAATGTACCTTCTGTTGTACGAGCAAAAGCGCTGGTAGTAGCAGATTGTAGAATTGTCAGTGCTTGGTTAGAGATAACAGCCCAGTTAGCTGCACCGCGACGTGTACGTTGAGCGATCAAGTTAGCTGTACGATTGATTAGAATCGCTAGAGCAGCGTGCTCGTCACCTACGAATGTAGCAGTACCAGATACTAGAGACTGGTCATATGTCTGTTCGACGTTGGCTAGTGAGCGTAGGCTTCCTAGGATTTCTTGGTCGATTTCAGTTGTGATTTCTTGTGCTAGTGCAGCCATGATTTCTGCTTCGATGTCAATACCTTGTTGGGCTTGTGCATCTTGAGCAGCTTCAAACGTCCAGCGAGCGCTTAGTTTACGAGACTTAGCTTCGACTGGTGTCTTCAAGATTTGAATGGACATACGCTTGCCTGGTTGACCTTCTAGCTGGCTTGTTACAGCAGCTTTAGCAGGTGAACCATCATTACCAGAGTATGCGCTAGCAATCTTGAATGGACTTAGTGCCTCTTCACCAGCTGTGACTTCAGTTGAAGAATCAGCATAGCGAACACGTAGAGTGTGAATTTGTGCTACTGGGCCAGTCATTGGTTGAACACCGATGATTTCGTTAGCGATAACGGTTGGCATAACACGACGGATAACTGGAAGAATCACACGGTTTAGTGTAGCAATGTTTCCAGAGCTGGTTGCACCAGCTGTTGCGCTTTCAGCCAAATACCTACGTGTATTTTCTAAGCAAACCTGCATAGAACTACGACGGGTACCTTGTAGGCCTTCAAGCAGAGCTTCTTTGGTCTCTGACCATCTTTCATTTAATAGTTGTGACATTTATGTCTCCTTGATTAATTATTTCGATAGACCCGCTAACTTGCGGATATCTAAAATATTGTCTAAGCCTGCTTCAGGCTTGCTTTCACGATTTCCAGTTACTTCAGAACTCTCACTCAATACTACTTTTTTATCAGTAGTCTTGCGTACTTGTCCTTCCATTACCGCTGGTAGGTATTTGTCGAATGCTTCATTAAGTTTTTTAGTGTGTGTAGACTCTAAAAGTTCTTTCATGATGCCTCGTTTGCTAGCATCCAACGGTGCTAGTAATTCTGTCATAACTTGTTTACGCTCCATCAAATCTTTTGTAATGCGGATTTCGCGTTGCGCAGATTCGATTAAACGTGCTTTTTCTGTTACGACAGTTTTTGCTTCTGCCAATTCTTGATCTTTCTTGGAAATGATCTTTAACAATTTACTTGTCTCAGATTTTTCATTTAAGTAAGAACCGGCAAACTCTTGTGCAAATGCTTCATAGATCTTACGACCAAAGTCATTGCTACGTGCGGAGTCAATATCTTCTTTCAATTGCTTGATTTCAGATGTTAACTTTTTCGTAACAGTTGCTTCTACAATCTTTGAAGATTGTTCGATGAAACGTTGCTTAATCTCAGCAAATTTATCCTTAGCTTCACGGACTAGTTTGACTTTCGTCTCAGCTAGATCACGCTTGTCTATGTTAAATTCACTAATTTCTCTTGCCAATGCATGAACAATAAATTGCTCTAGCTTGTTGAAGTTCTCGGAAACTTTCTTACGGTCACCTTGGAACTCTGACATTTCTCTTGCTAATTGTTTGATAACAAAACCTTCTAGCTTTTTAGCATCTTCAGCAATACGGGTTTGGTATGCTACTTTTGCCTCAGCCAGTGTCTTTTTGTCCTCATACAAACTAACCATCTCTGCGTTCAAGCGCTCGCTTAACAGTTTATCGATTGCTTCAACCATGACAGTTTTGTCATGGCTGTATTTTTGTGCAAACTCTTCACGTAGTTCAGCTGTTACTTGTTCGCGATTCTCTTGAATTTTCTCAGCAAAGGCAGATTCGATGACAGACTTTACGTCTTCGGTCATCACTCCTGACTCTACTAATTGTTTGAATGCGTCCAACATTGTTTTTCTCCTCGGGCTTATTTTAGACCTTTAATAATTTGAAGAAGTGATTCCTTCAAATATTTCTGGGCCTTTGGATCTTCTTTCACTTCTTGTGCAACCTTAAACGCCTTATTCCCGCCACGAGCATTCATTAAATGTTCATAAACTGGTGTAGGATACGCTCCAGGAGCACTGGGCTGTGCAACTACGTCTACTGTGATAATCTCAAAATCGGATACATGGCCGTTCATGTCGCTTACGTTGCCGCTACCACGAGAACTGACGCCAAGTTTTACTCCACTTTCAAGCATAGTACGAACTAAGTTGCCCATTGGTGTTGGCAAAATTTTCATCTTGCCATAACCATTAGGACCTTCCATCCACATTTGAGTTATCATATGGGATACACGGTCCAAATTCACTTTTAAATCATCTGGATGATCTACTTCACCTAATACTGAATATCCATTTTGTATTTGATCATTAAGTGCTTTTACAGCACGTTCAATTTCATCTACGGGGTAGACACGCTGATTAGCATTTCGGATACCACCCTGGATGGCAATGCCCTTTAGGTAAAGGCTTTTACCATCTTTGTCATCCGACTCCATTACGATGCCGGATTGATCAAAACTTAGGTGTTCTCTTAGATAAGCTAGCTTCATCTCAATGCTCTAATTAAGGACGGGTATGTGGTGGTAGGAATTGCTTCTTAGTACCGTTGGCATCGCTAGTTTGACCAGCTTTGTCACCTGTACCAGCACCTACTGGACCTGGACCAGAACCTTTCTTCTCAGCACCGTGTCCGCCCTTGACATTGGATAGGTTCTTAACGCCCATCTTACCGCCAGGAACATTACCGTTGCCTGTGTTCATACCTTTAGCTGCACTTAGGAAACCGCCTGCTTTACCAGCTGGGCTTGTACCTGTTGGAGTACCGCCTTCATCACCACCACGTAGGATGTTTTCAGCAGTAGCGCCTGTAGCAGGCTTACCTTTACCAGAGCTTACAACACTTCGCGCATTCTCAGCGTGTGGCATGCTTTCACCGGTGTTAGCACCAACGATTTGACCTTGTGTTTTTTGGCTGTTCTTTTCCCAGTCGTTTCCAACTTTCTCAACGTATTCACGTGTCATGCGACGACCTTCAAATGCTGGTTGACCCATCATTTCGTCTTCACCTTCTTTGTCATCGCCCATGTCTGGACCCATACCCATGTCGGCTTCTTCGCCGCCTTGAGCTGCTTCTAGTTCAGCAAATGCTGCTTCTAGTTTTTCAAATGCTGCTTTGAAGTCGAAAATTGCATCGTCTTCTGATTTCTCATGATCCATTTCGTCATCGTCGCCACCAGTAACGCTGGCGCCAAATTCGTCACCGGAATCACCTTTGGCAAATCCGTGCTCGCCTTCTTCGTCGTCACCTTCCATGCTGTATGACTCTTCAGTTTCCATGGACTCATTTTGTTCGTCATCATCCATAGACTCGTCCATTTCTTCATCAACGGATTCGTCTGCGTCGTCTTCAGCTTCATCCATTTCTCTGGACTCATCTTCTTCTTCGGCGATGAGTTGCTCGTAAATTCCTCTAGACATCTCAACAACGATTTCATGGAAAAGCTCATTAGCTTGATCCATGTTTTCATTGACAAGGTGATCTAATAATTGTTCAAATTTTGCTGACATGTTATTGGTTCTCCTAATGTTGGTTAGCGGCAAGGCTATCCTATATTTAAAGTCGTAAGGAGATTGGTGCGCGATATAGGCCGAAAACGAGCCGTTTTGGCTTTTTTTGATAAAATTATTTAGTTTCTATCAAAAAGAATTAAACTATGTGTTAATAGTTTATGCTGCCGCAGCTTCCGGTGGTGGTTGGGCATACATCTTTCTAGTCAGTCCCAACTCTTCTTTCTTTTCTTTTTCTCTTGCTTCGCCCGCTTTTCTAAGATCGTTGAGCATTTCAAGAGTTAAACGAGTCTTTCTCAAATCCTTATCACGCAGCACACTAGTATCGTGCTGACTCAGATATCTACCATCTTCCTGTGGATCTTTGTGATTTTTATCAAAATAAGTGAACTCGTTTAGTAGCATACGATTATTTATCAGTTTTATGCTGCGGAAGCGGGCGCAGTTGTTCCAGCGTCTCCGCCCGGAACTGGAGGAGCAGCGCCGCCTTCGGGAGTCATAGATGGATCAGGTTGCGGATTGCTTAGATCTCCCATGTCTCCAGACATACCGCCTGCCGTAACACCTGCGGTACGAAGTTCGGCGCTGGCGCTCAACGCTGTATCGGTATCGACGTTTTCTTCTTCCCACATATTTTCATTTTCAGAAATCTCTTCAGTGGTCAATCCTAAGAATCTCTTCATGGCAAATCGCTTGCTGATGTAGGGAATTGCTGCCAATACGTTGTAAGTGTTAACCCTTGCGGTATCCATTTCTGCTTGACGATAACTGGCAAAATTCTGTGGAGGATTAAATTTGAGATCAAAAATATTGCTGTCTACATTGATGCCTTTGGTATGTAGATATAGTTTAAATTCTGTATCAAACGGCCCATTAATCAAACTTTGTAAACGTTCGCAGTACTTATTGAACCTTAACTCTTGTATGTATGCTGTTCCAACACGTCCATCATTGAAGTTACTTCCTCCGTCGTCAGAGCCGGTAGGTAGATAAGAACTAGGTATGCGTAGAGCACGAAACAACTTATTGGTAAAATACTTAAGATCATCGATTTCTCCTAAATTTTGCCCGCCTTGCAGGATTTCTACTTTACTTCCCCGCCCTTCAGCAGTGGTAGGAAAGAAATAATCTTCGTTAACTGATAGAGGATTGTAGCTAGCATCGATCAAACTTTGGCCGCCACCGCTGGCGCTGGGAATCCTACGTTGGTTAACTTCATTTTTTACACGCTCAACAAAACTCATGGCCAAGTGACTAGGCATGTTACCTACATCGATGTAAAATACCCTACGTTCCGGAGCACGCTGTATACGGTAGATCAAGATAGCATCTTCTAATAATTCTTTTTGTTTGAATACCTTAAAGATGCTTTCCATCAAACTGTTACCAAAGGGAAAATTATTATCTAATCCTTCGCTCATGCTGATATGGATCACATGTTTGGCATCTATAGCATATTGATTCTGATTTTGTGCAAATCTGCTGCCCGAGGCAGCATTAGGAAATGATCCTGCCATGCCACGGCCGCCGCCTCCCCCACCTTGACCAGATCCGTAGTTTCCACCAAACTGATTGCCGCCGCCCTGTATGTTACTAGGGTTGATAGCAGTGGTAGATAGTGCTTCAAAATTAGGATTGAAGTCACGAATCATGTATTGCTCGGGCTTTTTACCTTCGCTTTCATTGACGATAATTTTATCTACTTTGGCAGGATCTACATACATCCAACTCTGTGTTTCTGGATCTCGAACAAAAAAACTGTCGCCATACTTCATGGCATTACGGACGATTTTAAATATTCTCACGGGGAATTTATTCAGCTTACACCACTGTTGTAAGTACTTTTTAATGATTTTTACTTCGGTATTAGTGGCCTGCTCTTTGAAATAAATCTCGAATGGTGTGCCGTTTTCTTCGTTGGGCTGTGTGCAAAACTCAGCTAGAATATCTAGGGCGGCATTAACTTCGCTGTCACTGTCCATGGTGTCATATTGCCCGTATCGCTCTAAGCGATTGGGATGACCAGCATAAAAATCCGGAAGATAACTGCTATAGTTTGTTCGACTGGGATTCCTACCCTGGTCGGAACTCATGGTGCCGCTTACTGGACTTAGTTTACCAGATGTATTAACTGGCGTAAAATATTTTTTCCAACCGGCCATTTGTTATTCCTTTAGATTGCTGGCATGATATCGCCACCTATCTGTGCGATAGCGCCAACAGTACGCCTGCTGTAATCAGCAGTTGAAGCTGAATGATTTTCTATGCGGCTCATAGTCTTATTTAATTCTTCTAGTGCTGATGCGATATAATTGTTGTCAGAGTCCCCAGCCAGTCGATTCAACAATTTTTGTAGATTTTCATTGGTAATGACATTACCGCTGGCACCTACACTCAATAATTCCGGTCCTCGTTCGCCCACTAGATAAGTTCCGGGATCAACTAGGCCGCCGCCGGCTTTGGCTCCCACTTTTCCGCTTGTATGACGACCTCGGTACCCGAAAAAATCTAGAATCGACTCATTATCCTCAATAGTTGTATTTCTCATTCTGCCGGCAATTTCGGGACCGGCAACCAAATTGGCTGTTTTTTCCATTAGGTCACCTAATGCCATTAACGGCTTCAGCCAAATTGGAGTATCGGCAACTACATCTTTTGCTCTTCTATCCATATTGGCCTGTGCTTCGGGAGTAGTCATCTTTGGTCCAATTAACCATGTTTTGATAGCGTCACCGACAGCAGTTAACATACTGTCCATCAACTTCGTCCAAAGATCTACTAGAACAGGTTTAATATCCTTGTTCCAAATTGCGATCAATCCAGGACTTACTACTTCCCAGATTTTTTGTATATGTTCCCATATGTTTGTCATACCGTCGGCCAATCGTGTTTTTAGAACCTCTATAACTTCCCCCGGTTTGTCCCCATTCCATGCTTTTACAAGTTGATCCCATGTTTCGCCAAACCATGCGCCAATTGCTTTTAATTTTGGCAATATAACACCGTCAAAGAACTCAACCACTGTGTTCCAAGTACGTTTTACCTCGGGACTGTCTAGCCATTTTAAAAATTTTTCAAATCCGCCTATTAAGTGGTTTAATATCCATTCTCCAATATCAAGCAATTTTGGACCCCATTCTATAGCTATCTGGGCAAATACTAATGTCATAGCATTACCAAATTTTGTTATAGTTTCTTGAGCTTTTAATAATCTCGCTGCCTCTTCAGCAGCAGCTTTGGAATTTTCTTGTTCTTGTTGAATATATTTCCATTGCTGTGTTGCCCCGTCTTTTACCAATCTACCTAACTTTACACCTTCTTGCCAAACAATAGTAGGATCAGCTGCTGAAAGCACATCTAAACTATCTGCGAATTTTTTTGCACCCGATCCAATTTTTGCAAATACTAAAAATAAATATATTTGTCGTTCTTCTGCACTAAGGGTGCCGTCTAGAGTTATTCTCCTAAGTTCGCCGGCCATTTCTACACTCAGTCCTCCTGAAGCCTGAGCAATCTTAATCGCAGCATCATTGATTGGTCCATCAATTCCCCTTAGAATAGGCTTGAATACATTTTCAGTAAAGTCTTTACCTAGTCTTGCAGTCGATGCTGCAACACTTGCCTCTATCTCTGCTCTCTTATTAGGATCTACGATATCATCCAACCAATTTTGAAAAACTTGATCGTCTGCATTTTTCTTCATGCTTTCATTTAACTGGTCTCGATGAATACCTGTAGCCCTAGATAACTCGTCTAATTGAATTATATAATCCCTAGTCATTTTAGATAAAGACGCGGAATCAATTTGTCCATTTCGTAGACCAACCTGCTGTACCTTCATCATGGTTGTTAGATATTCTGCGGCTTCCTTGCTAGTGACTCCCAATCGATATAGTTCATCAGTTGCCATCAGTTGTCTCAAACCATTGGTAAATTTTGAAAATCCCTGTTGCACACTTACGCCAGCTGCTGCAAAAGTTTCACTATTCCTTGAAGTGATATTTTTAAGATCACTGAAACTCAATGCAAGATCACTGGCCATGTTACGCATTTCCAGCAACCCACCTGAAAATCCTGCGCCAATTTTTGACATTTCTACATATTCATCCACCAGTTTTTCCAGTGTGCGTAGTAGACTCGCGCCAATTTGAAATAGTTCTCCTATGAAAAATGGCAGTTTTCCAAACGCATCAAAAAGGTCACTCATCCTTGCGGTGCCTTCCATGGCTTTCTGGCTAAAGTTCCATAAGCCTTTGATCGCTGATCCTACACCGTCAACCATCTTGCCTATTACATTTCCCAGCATTTCAAAAACAGTTCCGACTGCACTGACAGCAGCACCTGCTACAGTAAATGCAGCACTTAATATTGGGACATTTTTCCCCATGTCAGCTATACCGGCTCCAACGCCGCCCCCTCCGCCACCGCCTCCAGAAGATCGTCCAGACAGCAGTTGGTTTAGGTTTGCAAGATTGGCATTTTGCTCTTGGGCGACCCTCAAGAGTTCTGCTAACGTGTGTTCAGTTGCGCCGTTCATAGTTTAAACCTGTCATTAAGTTGGTAGATAAATAGATAGCGATAGTCCTATCAAGTTTATTTAGCGGAGTTAAAATATGCAAACACAGACGTTCAAACCAAAAAATCCATTGGCCGGATATATGAGACAGCCAAAAATCTATATCAAGTTGCCTAGCAATGGTAATTTTTGGCCAGCAAAAAGCATAGCAGTCACTGACAACATGGAATTTCCTGTATATTCTATGACTGCTAGAGACGAGCTGACATTTAAGACTCCTGATGCATTGATGAATGGACAAGCCATGGTAGATGTTATTCAAAGTTGCATTCCTAATATTAAAAATGCGTGGGATGTACCCGTGATAGATTTAGATACTATCTTGATCGCTCTTAGATTGGCCACATACGGTGAAAAAATGGCCATCAAGCATAAAATTCCTGTGATCAATGAAGAAGTCGAATACGAAATAGATTTACGACAACTACTGGATCAACAGCGTATGAGCACATGGATCGATCAAGTTGTGGTAAGCGAAGATCTTATCGTTTATGTCAAACCATTATCTTTTAAACACATGAATCAAACCAGCTTAAAAGCATTTGAGACCAATCGTATCATGAAAATGGTCAACGATGACAAAATAGATGATGACAAAAAG